CTATGATATTCCTCACGTAGACGGATGGGGTGAGGAAGAAGATCCCACTTCAGAGGAAGACCCCGAACCCGAAGTAGAGCCGGAAGCTGAAGCTCCTAAGCCTCGTGTGGGAAAACCTAAAGGTGTGAATCCCCCGGAAGATGCTAATAGTTCATCAGGAATGAGTGCTGTTGAGCGTATCCGGGCATTACGTCAGAAGAGAGAAAAGAAGTAACCTTAAAATTCAGGAAGCCCGGTAAATCATATCGGGCTTCATTGTTCTTATGAAAAAACCAATTGCGATAATTAGCACAGATAAGCATTTAAAAGAGGAAAATGCTTCCGAATTAATGGATTTGGCTTGTCAGGAAATTGAACTGGCTAAGAAGTATGATATTGGACATGTAATATGGCTGGGGGATATCTTTGACTCACGTTTGAGCCAACGTGAGGAATTGCTCACGTGTTTAACAGACATGATAGCTTTATATCATGAAGAAGGAATACAAATCTTATGTATACCGGGTAACCATGACAAAACGAATTACGAAGGAAACAGCAGCTTTTTAACCCCGTTTAAACACCATCCTGCGTTTTATTTAGCCGAGATAGAAGAAGCTTCGGAATTTGATTTTGGAACTGGTGATATCGAATTTCATTTCATACCTTTTTATAGTCAGGACGTGTGGCTCGAAAGATTCAACAACCTTCCTAAACCTAAATCAAAACGTTCTGTTTTGTTCAGTCATACCGCCGTCCAGGGTTCAATTAACAATGACGGGAAGAAGGTGAATAATAAAATTCAGACATCATTGTTTAAACATTACGGAAAAGTGTTTTTAGGGCATTATCACGATGCTCAGCAGCCTGCTTCCAATGTATTTCATTTACCGAGTACTCGTCAGAATAATTTTGGGGAGAATGAAGATAAAGGATTTACAATTCTATACGATGATTTGTCTACGGAGTTTGTGAAAGCTGATTTTGTTCCGTATAAAGAGATAAAAGTCGACCTCACGACCGTAACTAAGGAGGAGATGATGGCGTTGGCTAAAACGGATACAAACGACGCTAAAATTCGGGTCACATTAATAGGGGATCAGCAAGCTGTAAAGGGGGTGAATAAAAAATGGTTTACGGAGAATGGAATTTCTGTGAAAGCCAAATACACCGACATTGAAGTGACCGAAACAGAAGAAGCCGAAACTGTGCAGGAACTTAATGGGTCTGATATTTCGGAGAAATTTAAGGCTTTCTGCGATGACAAAGGGTATAATTATAAAGAAGGTTTCGAACTATTAAAACAGATAATGAAATGGGAGTAGAAGATTTAGTGTCTTCCCTACAAAAGAAATTTGGGAAGGAAGTGATAGCCGGAAATAATCAGCAGGGGGTTGATTTTATATCCTCAGGGAGTTTGTCTCTTGACATGGCGTTGGGAGGGGGCTATGCCCGAGGGCGTTTGATTGAGATCAGAGGGTACGAGTCTAGTGGGAAAACTACATTAGCTTTAACTGCTTGCAGGGAGGCTCAAAAGGAAACAGGGAAAGCAGTAGTATATATTGACAAGGAAAATGCTATTGACATGGATTATGTCGAGGCGTTGGGGGTTGATATTTCCCCTGATAAGTTTTTATTGACCCAGCCGGGAACAGCCGAAGAATGTCTTGAAATTATTCGTGAAGTAATAAAGTCAAAAGACGTATGTGCGGTTGTTATGGATAGTGTGGCTGCGATGTTTCCTAAATGTTATCTTGAAGCTGACGTTGGGGATGCTAAGATGGGGGTATTAGCCCGGTTGATGTCGGCGTGGCTTCCAGGCTTCGTAGGTGATGTAAAAGCTAACAATCTTCTTTTAATTTTTATTAATCAATTCAGGGAAAAGATAGGAATTGCGTATGGTAATCCTACCACAACCCCCGGTGGGAAGGCTTTGGGCTTTTACACTTCACAAGTATTAGAAGTAACAAAAGCCGGGGTGATCGGAGATAAAGGAGAAGAGACCGCGAATCACGTAAAAGTAAAGGTGTGCAAGAACAAGGTTGCCCCTCCATTGCGTAAAGCTGAATTTGATATTCGATTTGGAGAGGGAATAGACCGGGCATCTGAAGTGTTACAGGTGGCTATTGATCATAAAATTATTGAAAAAGCTGGTTCTTTTTACAAGTATCAGGGAACAAACATTGGTCAGGGAGCTGAACGGGCACGAGAGTCCCTATTGGATAATCCTGAATTATTAGAACAAATTGAAGAAGAAATTTCAAAAGTGATTTAGTATGGAACTCCGTTATTTACAGTTAGAAAATTTTCTGTCGTTTAAGAATCTAGAACACACTTTCGTGAACGAGCCTGTTTTAATCAAAGGGAAGAATCTGACTGAAATCGAGTCAAAGGAAACGAACGGTGCTGGTAAAAGTACAATGATGGCTGGAATTGCTTATGCAATCCTGGCTACACCGTTACGGAAGCAAACATTAGACCGGGATTTGATTACGTGGGGCGAAGAAGAAGCAAATATTTGGCTCGATATTTATTGCCCCATTCGTAAAGAGACTTTGAATATTCATCGTACATTGCGTATAAAGGGATCAGCTTCGTTGGAATTGACAATTAATGAAGAGCCTGATTCTGTAAAATTTGGAACGTTATCCGATGGAAATGCTTTCATTCTTAAATGGATAGGAATATCAGCAGATGATTTAAAGAACTACTACATTATTAACAAGGAGAATTTTAAATCGTTTGTTTCTTCTTCTAATACCGATAAGTTATCATTGATTTCAAGGTTTATTAAAGCTGAACAGCTTGATGACGCTGATGATTTAATTAAAGAGAGAAACAAACCATTGGAGGCTCAGGCTAAAACGGCTGAGGCTAACAAAAACCGAATAGAGGGCGAATTAAGCGTCTATAACGAACAATTAGCTGCAGAGCGAGAGCGTAACCTTGAAGAGGAAAAATTATTGCAAATAGAGTCTATAAACGATCGAATAGACGAGACTGTTAATGAATATGATAGAGCCGAAGAAAATATTAAGTTAGCTCAAACAGGTATTAAGTCTTCTAAGGAAACCATCAGAGGGGTACAAAAGAAGGTTGATCATGCTTTAAAAGAACTTGAAAATCTTGAATCTGTTGATTACCGAGAGCGTTATCAAAAAATTAATGAAGAGCGTCAATCGACTGATAATAAAGTTGAGGAATTACGTGCGTATAAGCAGACTGCCCAGAAAAACGCTGCCCGTCTTGAATCGGAAGTTAATCGGTTGTCAGCTATTCTAAAAGGGACAGTAACATGCCCGAAATGTAGTCATGAGTTTTTGATTCAAGACCCTGAGAAAAGCGTTGCTCAGATCAAGAAGGAAATTAAGGACTGTTCTATTCACATAGATAAAGAAAAGAAAGTAGCTGAAAATGCAATAGAAAGTTTAAATAAACTGTCCGCCAAAATAAAGAAATTTGATGATGAAACCTGTCAGGTTCGCTTAGAAGAGCAGGGGACAATACGGGCGATTCGTGAAGTTGAATCTACTATTAGTAAACTAAAAGGTGAAGTTCAACGTACACAACAATTAATCAAGAATTTTGAAGCAGAAATTTCTGACAACGAAAAGAAGAAGGAGCGTTGTGAACGAGAGAGTGAAGCGTTAGTTATCAGTCTTGATAAATTAGAAGCTGAAGAGCTGAAGACTCGTGAAGAAGAATTGGAAGGGCTTGTTACTTTGACAACGAAAAAGTTGCGTAAAGCCGAAGCCGAATTTGAGAAAATTCAGAAGCGGATATCTGATAATGTTCAGTGGGGGGTTCGGTTTAAAGAGTTTAAGATGTCTTTAGCGTGTGAGCAGTTGAGAATTATTCAGAACTTTGCGAATTTAGCTTTACAAAAACAACGTTCAGAACTGTTGCTTTCGATTGAGGGGTTTAAACGGGATTCAAAGGGACGTATTAAGTCAGAAATAACGGTAAGCGTTATAAATGGAGAGGGGGAATATAAATCGTTTTGGTCATTTAGTGGAGGTGAACGCGCCCGGATTGAGGTTGCGTTGATACAGGCTATGCAAGAAATGATAAACGGAACGAATGAGTGGGGTGGGCTTCATTTCTTGACGATTGATGAAGTTCTTGAAGGGACTGATCCTCTTGGCTTGGCTCTCCTACTTGAATCTCTTGAGGGGGTTGGCTATCCGGTGTATGTAATCAGCCACGTTATGAATATACGAGCCGGAGTAAGAACGTTAACAGTTGTGAAAGAAAACGGAAATAGTTATATCGATGAAAAGTAATCAAACTATAATTGGAGTTGATCCCGGAAAGCAGGGGTATATTACTGTAATGAGGAAATCGGGGATTGTTCACTATCCAATGCCCAAAGTGGGAAAGGAACTCGATCCTCATGAACTTTCAGAATTAATTGTTAGAATATCAGAAGAATGCGATGCTGAAAATACAATGGTCGTTATCGAAGACGTTCATGCTCTTCATAATAGTGCTGCTTCTGCTACTTGGAATTTCGGGTTTGTGTGTGGTATGTTGCGTATGGCTTTTATCATGTGTGGTCTTCCGATTGTTCTTGTATCCCCTAAGAAGTGGCAAAAGGAAATGCACGAAGGTATTAAGGTCAGCCCGGATAAAAAAGTGATGTCAGTGTTGGCAGCGAAGCGGTTGTTCCCCCAACAGGATTTAAGAAGGACTCGGGCTTGTAAGAAGCCAGATGACAACCTGACAGACAGTCTTCTAATTGCTGAATATGGAAGGAGGCATTACTTATGAAATTCGTAGTTGTATGCCCCAGAGGGTGTGAGCATCAGAAGATGATCGTGCCTTACCGTATGAAATATGACAAGGCACAGGAAAAGATGATACCTGAATTTATCGGGTTAGCTCCTAAGTGTTCTAATTGTGGTGAATTAATGGTTTTCCAAGAAGAGGAGAGCAACATACCAGACTTTAGTGTTAATGCCTTTGGAGGACTACCTGACGATAAAAAACAGGAAATACTTCGTCAACGGTTTGATAAAGAAATTAAACGAGGGGCCGGGGATGAGAAAGAGTTCAGAAAACGTAAAGCAATGAATAAAATGTTAGGTAAAAATGACTGAGAAAGAAATCTTTTTAGATGCCTGCAAAGGGCTTGTAATGAATTGCGACTGTACCATATTGGTGCTGAATGTAATGGGAGAGTATCGTGCTTATATGGGAAGAGAAGTACGGTTGAAAACACGTGAAACACGTTACAATGAAGCACACGATATGCAGGACATCACGAAATTAGTTCAGAATATTGGAATGAATTTTGCTGGTGGAATGACAGAACGGCGATTGATGGAACGTGTTCAGTCAATTCCGAAGGAAAATTTTATGTTCGGAACGGAGGATTATATGTGGATCACTAGGGTTGATTTAAATCGGTAAATTCTTGGGAAATCTTTGTATATACAAAGAATTAAGGGGGAAGGTATATCTTTTAGATGAAATAGATGAGGTTGCCTATGATTTCACTAATTATCCTTATCTAAGAGTAAAATCAAAAGTAGGAAAATTGTTAAGCGGGAATATACAGGTACACCAAGTGAGTTTCGGGCTGTTGAAGTATTGAAAGAAATTTACGAAAAAGAATTTGAAAATTATTGATTTTTCATTGTAGTTTTCGATGAAATGACTATATTTGTAATGTCAAACAATAAACAAGGTTAGTCATGAAAAAGTTCAATATTCAATTCAACGGAGGCGATACAATAACAGTGGAAACAACATCAGCAAGAGAGGCTGCTCGTATCGCAAGAAAACAAGGCAAAGAATTGATGAAACACAATAATCAATCTTCTATGTATTGGATATGGGACGAGGAAGAAGAAAATCTTCTGTACAGTGTACACACTTTTAAAGTAGACAACAGAATTGTCACTGCAATTAGTAATTGTCAAAAACAAGAATCTAAATAATTTAGTATGGAACAGTTAAGCAAATCGAAAATCAATTCCCTTCGGGATGACCTTATTGCCTTTAATGAGGCTTATCGTAAAGGAAAACCCCAAATTTCAGATATTGAATATGACCATTTAGTCGAAGTGTTATGGGAGAATAGCCCTCAGGATGAATTTTTTAAACGAGGCATAGTTGAACAACCGACAGAACGCATGGAGAAACTTCCTCTTCCTATGTATAGTTTGGAAAAGATAAAGACTGTTCAAGCCTTTAGGAAGTGGCTTGAGAAGATGAGCGCAGCCGGGTGTAGGGAAGTAGTTTCAACTCCTAAGTTTGATGGGATTAGTTTGATAGTCGATGAATTAACACATAAGGCGTGGACACGGGGTGATGGGGTCGAGGGGCAGAAAAGTGACAAACATTTTTCAAGAATGAATTCAGTGCACTCCGATAATTCTAAATATGCTCATCCAGATTATACTTGGGGAGAAGCAATTATCAAGAAAATAACATTTGCTCAACTCCAAGATAATCCAAAATTTGAATACAAGAATGCTAGAAACATGGTGGCTGGATTATTTAACGCTCCAGGCGGTTACCATAGCCCTTATATAAGGAATGTAGATTTTATTCGTTATGGTTCTGACCTACCCCTTAACAAAGGGGAACAACTTGCTGAAATGAAGGAAATCTATGGGAAAAATGTTTCTGATTCAGTTGAGGTTTTTATTGAAGAAATTCTAGAACTTTCGGATGATGAGTTAAACATATTTTTAGATAAAGAACTTCATGACAGGTTTGATGATGAATATAAAATTGACGGAGTTGTTATTGAAGTTAACGAATATGAAATTCGTGAAAAGTTAGGGCGTTTGCCTAATGGAAATCCTGCTTATGCTATTGCCTTTAAAAGGGAAGAGTGGTGTGATGCGTATCAAACTCGAGTGACAGGGATCGAATTAGGCGTTGGGAAGACTGGAGTGGTCAACCCCGTTATTCTTGTCAACCCAGTTGAAATTAATGGAGCCACGGTGAATCGCGTAACAGGGTATAATATGTCGTACATGATCGATAATCGAATTTGTAAAGGAGCACTTATTGAAATTACACGAGGTGGAGATGTGATTCCTAAGCACTTAAAAACTCTTTCGTTTAATAATAACGTTTTTGAACAATTTATGGATGAATGTGTCGTGTGCCCTTCTTGCGGAGAACCTTTAAAATGGGATACGACAATGGTAAATCTGGTATGTTTAAATGAAGTGTGCAAAGAGAAAGTTATTAGTGAACTTACCTATTTTTTCCGCACAATGGGTTGTGAAGAGTTTGAAGAGCCAACACTTCGTAAATTATATAACGCCGGGTATAAAACTGTTGATTCAATTATATCTTTACAGACGGATCAACTCCAAGAGTTATTAGGGGAAATTAATGGTAGAGTCGTGAGTAAGCAAATTATGCGGGTTATTACTGAGGGCGTGCCGTATGCTCGTTATTTGGCTGCTTTAAACATTTTTGATGGCAAGATTGCTGAAACTACCTGTCAAAAGATTCTTGATAATTTATCCGAAGAATATGTTCATCATATTATCAGGGAGGATATTCATCTTGATAATTCTGTTGAAATGCGTTATTTGATAGATACTCTTGTCAAAATTCCGGGTATAGGACAAGCAATAGCAAAAGTTTTCGTGGAAGGTTTGCAAAGGAAACGACGGATTAAACAATTCAAGGTGAATTTTTCCTATATTCAAAGCCCTAAACAAACATCTCCAGTTGACGGGGAGCGTATGTATATATGTTTTACCGGGTTCAGGGATAAAGAACTCGAGGAGGCACTGACAGCCAAAGGTCATGTGGTATTGAACGGTGTCACGAAGGAGTGTACATTACTTGTCGTTAAAGACCTTAACAGTACATCATCAAAAATGAATACGGCTCGTAAGCGTGGGATACGTATAGTAAGCCTAGAAGAATTTACAAATGAAATATTTTTATCGCGATAGTAAATATTTTTATGTAGGTTTCAGTTATGACCCAGCACTCGTTGATCAGGTGAAAGCGTTCAGCGGTGCGGGTTATAACCCTGCTAACAGGGAATGGAGTATCCCTTATTCTTTACCTACGATAAACCCCCTGATGAAGTGGCTACAAGAAAACAACTTTACCGAGGGTGTACATTATTCGCCCTCTAAGCGCGTCTTAGAGTACGTAGAACCTCCAGAAGAGATAACTGCTGAGGAAGTACATAAAGCGTGCCTTGAAATCGGTTTAAAGAGGATCCCTCGACCTTATCAATGCGAGGGGATAGCTTACATGATTAACCACGGGAACTGTATTAATGGGGATGATTGCGGTCTCGGAAAAACTGCACAGCAACTGATTGTTATTGAGTTACTTAACTCATTTCCAGCATTAATTATTTCCCCGGCTTCGGTGAAATATAATTGGAAGAAGGAGTGGCTTAAGTGGAACCCCAATCGGAAGATCGGCGTTATTGAAAGAAAGAAGAAATTTGACTCAGCCGTTTGGGATAATGATGTTGTTATAATTAACTTCGATATCCTGGGAGAAAGGAATATGGAAAAGCCGACTGCTAAGTTTCAAGAGCTTTTGAAAAAGCGATGGGCAGCCTGTGCCATAGATGAGATTCATTTTCTGAAGTCTGAGAAAGCTCTACGCACAAAGATGGCTAAAAAGATAACTAGCAAGATACAACATGTGTGGGGGTTGACGGGGACTTTGACTCAAAATCGCCCGGCTGATTTAATTCAGCCATTTAAAATAGTCAGGCGATTTGAAGATATATTTGGTTCTAGTCAGGAGTTTAAGTTTCGGTATTGCAATATGAAACGTACTCCCTATGGATTTGATTGCAGTGGGTTTAGTAATTTAGAGGAGTTACACGAGTTATTGAGAATGGGGGGTTATATCAGACGAAATAAAAGAGATGTACTTGATGAGTTGCCCCCTCTGATTACTCAAACTATCGATGCTCCTATTAGCAATTTGAAGGAGTACCGTAAAGCCGAATCAAACTTGCTAGCCTACCTTGAAAAGATAGATGTTGAAAAGGCAAATAGTGCTGTGAATGCTCCTCATTTGGTTATGCTTCAGACCTTAAAACGGCTAAGCATAGAAGGGAAGCTTCCGTTTATCATTACTTACATTAAAGAATGGCTCGAAGCCAATGAAAACGAACAGTTACTGGTCTTTGGGGTTCATAGAGAGCCATTACAGAAATTGGCGGAGGTTTTTAAAGCCCCGGTTATTCAGGGTGGAATATCGGGTGTAAAGAAGCAAGAGATCGTTGAAAAGTTTTCTAGAGGGGAATGTCCCGTTCTGTTTGCTAATATTCAATCAGCAGGTACAGGTACAGACGGATTACAGGAAAATTGCAGCAACATGATTTATATCGAGTTGCCTGATAAATTTACTGATATAGAGCAGGTTAATTCACGATTGGAACGAATGGGACAGCGAAATAGTATAAATATTACATATCTTTTATCGACAGAAACAATAGACATGGAGATGAAAGACATCGTAATGAATAAAAGTTTAATAACGGGTGTAGTGAATAGGGGGATGAGCGAGGAGGAACTACTAACAAGAAAATTTTTAAGAAACAAACAAAAGTGATTTAGATGAAGACTTTTAAAGCGAAATTCTTTGGTTCTAAGAACCGTAAGGAACAAATTTCAAAACAGTCTGAAACCGTAGAGGCAAAGTCAAGTGCCGAGGTTGAATCTGTTCTCAGATTAAAAGGATGGGTGATTATTCATGGTTTAAAAATTCGTGAAGTATGAAAAATTTTGTAGTCGGTCAAACAATTACGAACCTTGCATGTATAGGTTCGGATTATGTAAATTCAATTGGAGTCATAGAAGGTGTCGGAAAAGATTGGTTAGTTGTTCGATCATCTGATGGTGAAGCACATTTTGTGTATGGAGGTTTGTACAATTGTTTGTCAACAGAAGACAGACCTGAGGAGAGATCTCAAACCGTTGAGTCCGTTCTGGTGAAATCTAAGGAAATGTTTAATCCTGATTCCGACCATAAGGATTGGAATAAATTTCTTTGTCATCATGGATTCAATTGATCGTGTACCTATTACGATATACACTGATGGAAGCTGTACTACAAAAGGAATTAAAGCGGGCGGATTTGGAGTATTTGTCATTCAGGGTGATACTTATCTAACATTACGCCGGGGGTATTGGAATACTACAACAACCCGAATGGAAATGATGGCTGTCTTAGCAGCTGTTGAAATGATTGATCCGAATATTCCTACGGCGGTTAAAATCATCAGCGACAGCCAATTCGTAGTTAATTCTTTTAAGTTAGGCTGGCTTCAGCAGTGGAGATTGAACGGGTGGCAAGGGGTTAAAAACCCCGAATTATGGAACAGGATTTTAAAGTCGATTAGTTTACGACCGAAGATGAAGTTTCAATTCGTTTGGACACCGGGGCATAAAGCAGAATTGGATAATGAGGTTGTGTTTGGTAATGCCGGTGCGGATGCGTTGGCAAATTACAAGACCCAGGATAAGTTCATTCAAGATAAGCCTCTTGAGGGGTTCAGTTGGTTCCACCATGAGGGTTCTGATGTTGTGTTTATTGAGAAGACCGAAAGGTACGAAGAATTGAATAAGATGGGAGACGTCCTTCTCTTAGGAGACTGTTACTATGCGACCGAAGAAGAACTGTTCGACAGACTGAACGGAACGACTCTATTTGACGCTTATTACAGCGGGAAGTTAGATGTTGAACTACAAATAGAAACGATTTAGTATGGTGAAATTGGACGAATATAAACAGGCGATAGTTAACGAATATCGTTCTACAAATAGAAATATATTCGTGAGTGCGACGGCTGGATGTCTTGGAAAAGATGTTAAGGTTTTAATGTTTGATGGTTCAACAAAATTGTCTCAAGAAATTTGCGCTGGAGATGTATTAATGGGACCAGATTCTTGCCCGAGAAATGTTTTGAAAATTGATAGCGGAATTTCTAATTTGTACGAAGTTTCTCCGAAAAAGGGTGAAAAATGGATATGTAATGATGAGCATATTTTTACTGTTCATGACCAATATATTACTCGTTCAATGAGGTTGTATAATTCGGAAAAGACTTCTGACATAGTTGACAAACATATTAAAGAAATTTTAAAATTTCAGAAAAATAATGGCGAAATTGGTCATTTAAAACTTGTCAGAACAGGTGTTGAATTTAAGGAAAAAGACCTTCCTATCGACCCTTATTTGTTAGGGTTATGGCTTGCAGAAGGAACGAAGCACAAAGGAAATCCATATTTTAGTATATGTAAACAGGATTCAGATATTATTGATTATCTTTTATCTTATCCTCTTCCAAAAGGAATTGAATGCAAAATAAAAGATGATAGTGAAAATTGTGTTCAGGTAAGATTTGTGGGGGACGGTTCTAAAAATATTTTTAGGGAAGAATTTAAGAAATGCATTGATGAATTGGGAAATGTTTTCATTCCTCAAAATTATCTGATTAATTCAATGAAGAACAGATTAAGACTTCTTGCTGGGCTTATTGATGGCGATGGATATAAGAAAAGTGATGGATGCTGTTTTTCAATTTCAACAAAATGGGAGTCCTTGGGGGAGGGAATTGTTTACTTAGTTCGTTCATTAGGGTTATATTCGTCTTATAAATGGAAACGTTCAACAATTAAATCAAGAAATTTTGAAGCATATTATTTTAGAATAGGGATTTCGGGTCATACAGAGATTATTCCTAACGTTCTTTCACGAAAAAGGGCGAGTAAGAGAAAACAAATAAAAGATGTGCTTCACACTGGATTTTCTTTAAAACCTATTGGAAAGGGGGCGTGGTTTGGTTTTACTGTTGATGGAGATAATAGATATCTATTAGGGGATTTTACTATTACTCATAATTCTGGTAAAACATTTACTTTGTGTAAACTTGTGGAGATGACTCCTCCGATAAAGAGTTCAATCTTCTTGGCTTTCAATAAGTCAATAGCTGAGGAACTTGGGCAGAGGCTTCCAAGAACTGTAAAGGCTCAGACACTTCACTCCTGTGCGCTGTCGTCCCTGTTTAAAGCATTCAGCCTGAATTTTAGTTTGAGTGATTCAAAGAATTTCAATTTGGCAAAAGAGAAGATGGAATTCAAGGGTGTTCATCCGAAACGTATCCCTGGAATAATAATGAAAGTATGCAAACTCTACGACCTCATGAGATTTAACCTCGTACCAGACAATATAGAGGCAATAATAGTATTGGGGGAGAGGTACGGTGAGGAAGCTGACGAAGAGCTCGCTAAGAGAGCAATAGAGCTCCGTATGCTTAACAAAAGGATTGCCGATAATTACTTCCTAAACGGTGGAGGAGGAAAACTACCTATGGACTTCACTGATATGTTATATTATGCGACTCAATACGTTCACAAAGAAGATTTTAAACAGTATAATGTCGTAATGGTTGATGAAATTCAAGATTTATCTCCATTGCAATATCAATTAATAAAAATGCTGAAGACTCCAAGAGGAAGACTTGTGGGAGTTGGAGACGAAAAACAGGCAATTTATGGTTTTCAAGGGTCAAACCTCGATACTCTTAATGCGATTAAGAACGCTCCGAACACGGTTACTCTTCCTTTATCAATGACGTACAGGTGTGCAAGGGGTATCGTAGATGAAGCCTGTAAAGTGTTCCCCGATGGTATTGTAGCTGCTCCGGGAGCTGAGAAGGGGTTTGTTGGCGAGGGAGCGTTCACGGATGCGGAAGAGGGCGACTTCATTCTGTGTCGGAATAATGCACCGTTGGTTGAGGCTTTCATTACACTACTCCGCAAAGGGAAGAAGTGTACAATTCTTGGGAAGGAATTTGGAGATCAATTAGTGTCGTTAATTGACAGCGTTGATGATGTATGGGGACTTGAAAAGATACTCCTCGACTTAGAAGAAAAACTTTCTAAGAAAGGTCTGAAAAACCCAACAAAAACTGAGGCTTACGATAAAGTTAATGAAAAAGTAAACGTTTTGTTAAGTCTTTACGAATACTTTGGTAGCCTGGACAAAGTGCGGTCGGTCATTTACGACATTTTTGTTGAAAACGCCAGTCGGGGTATAATTTTAAGTACTATCCACAAATCAAAGGGTTTAGAAGCGGACAGAGTGTTCTTTTTAGAACCGGGGCTGATTCCCAGTAAATATGCTGTGACTGAATTAGCTGTGTATGCAGAAAAATGTTTGAAATTTGTTGGGATAACGAGGGCGCGTAAGGAATTGATATATTGTTAAACTAAAAGAAAAGCATAATGGAAACTAAAGAAAAGCAGACACCTGCTAAATTGTACCTTATGGTTCCCCATAGAGTTCAAGGTGGGAGGCCACAGGGTGAAGTCAGAATTGTACTGTTAAGTTGCGATAAAATTAAATCGTTCGAAGGTGTTCTTCCTACTGAAGAAATTTTAGCTACTCATTTTCAATCTGAACGGGTTCGAATGAAAATAGCCCGAAGTAAGGGTGGAGAAGCGAAGTACATTCCTCAACCCTTGTATCTTGAAGTACAAAGTAGTATATTTGCTGCTATTGTAGCCGAAGCACAAAAGAAAGATAAAAATGTTCAAGGGGATTTTCTTGCTCTCACATTAGGTGGGAATATTCCCTGTTGCGTGATTTCTGCACAAGCAAAAGAAATAGTTCAAGATAATACAAAAGAAGAAAAACATGATTGAAATGGACTCACGCCCCATTGTGGGCAACTATGTTTTCCTGAGTAAATATTCTCAAACTTCAGGAGGGCAAAAGGAAACATGGGATCAAGCTGTAAACCGAGTTATGGACATGCACATGAAACAGTATCGAAATGTTGTATCTCCTAAAGATATGCCCGAGTTTCTTGATATGTTTCGTAAGGCATATACACTGTATCACGATCAGCGTATTTTGGGAGCGCAGAGAGCTCTCCAGTATGGTGGAGAATTAATGCTTGAGAAGCATGCTCGCTTCTACAACTGTCTGAGCGGAGAAACTTCTTTCATAACGAATCAGGGGGTTTTTAAATTAAATGATTTTAAAGATGGCGATGAAGTTACCGTATTGACTCACAAAGGTAGATGGAGAAAAGCTATTGTAAGAAATTACGGAAAAGATTGGTTGAATAAAATTGTTTTTTACAAAGGTTCGAATAGGAGTGTTGTTTATGCAACTTCGGACCATAGATGGCTTAATAAGGAAGGAAAATTTGTAAATAAGCTAAAAGTTGGGGATAAACTGTTTAAAACTCCAAATGTATTTTCATTTTCTTTTGAGACTGCAAGTTTTGAGGAAAAATTGTACTGGTGTTATGGGTTTGTTTATGGGGATGGAGTTGTGAGCAATAATCATAGTCATGTTAGATTATGTGACCAAAAACGCAGATTTAAAGAAAGGTTTGAGGAATGCGGATTTAAAACTTCCACAAATTTATCTTTAGATGGAGATTTTTTCGCTTATACTGGAACTTATTTAAAAACACTTCCTTTGCTTGAAAAAGATGGTGTTAATTTAGTTCGAGCATTTGTTAGCGGATATTTAAGTGCCGACGGTCATTTGGATAGGAATAAATATGAAAATTTCCCTGAAGAAGTAATGTATCATGGAATTCAAACATCTTCTGTAGAATCTTCTAATTTCATAGAAAAGGTATTCCCCTGCACAGGCGCATTTATTTTAAATATTTCTGATAAGTGTGGAGAAATAACTAATTATAAAACAAGAGAATTTTGTAAAGATTATACCCTTTCAATGAAAACTGGAAAAACATCGAAGATGTTTAAAGTGTCAGAAATTGAGGAAAAATCAATTTATGACGATGTTTGGTGTTTAGAAGTTGAAGAGGATAAATCGTTTATCTTATCAAATGGAATTGTTACGGGAAACTGTTCTTCTACCTACGTTGACCGTGTGAGTGTGTTTGAAGAAGCGATGTATCTTCTATTGTGTGGGTGTGGAGTGGGGTACAGTGTTCAGCACTGTCATGTAAATAAGTTACCCGTTCCGATGGGCTTTAACCATTCCCTTCCGAATAGTCAGTTTACCGTCCCCGATACGATAGAAGGGTGGGCAGAAGCTATTGGATTACTGATGACAGCTTATTATGAAGGACGTCCGGATATTGATTTTGATTATTCAATGATTCGTCCTAGAGGAGCGTTTATTCGAGGAGGATTTTCTGCTCCTGGACCCGAACCTTTAAAAGAAGCTATTGAAAAAATTCATTCGATCGTTGAAAAGATTAAAGGAAGAAAATTACGTCCTTTTGAATTACATTACATCATTTGTGTGTTTGCGAACAGTGTGGTGACTGGAGGTGTACGGCGTAGTGCAATGATTAGCATATTTGACGCCGATGATGTTGAAATGGCTTCCTGTAAAACCGGGGCCTGGATCACAACCATGCCTGAATTGTGTAGAAGTAACAATTCAGCAGCTATCTTACCCGATACCTCTAAAGAGATATTTGATAAGATATACGAATTTACTAAAAAATATGGTGAGCCGGGATTCGTGTTCATCGAAAAGCAGGATTATGTTTATAATCCGTGTTTTACAGGGGAAACTCTTGTGGCTGTTGCTGATGGAAGGAATGCTGTCCCAATAAAGGAACTTTCAGAAAATGGAAAGGAATTCCCTGTATATTCTGGAAAGTGGGTAGAACGAGCAGGTCGAAATTCAAAATCTTGGAAAGCAGAGATTAAAAAAGCAATTGCATTTAAAACAGGTGAAAAAGAAGTGATTGAAGTGAAATTGTCTGATGGAACTTCATTCAGATGTACACCTAATCATAAATTAGCATTATCTGATGGAACTTATCTTGAAGCTTGTAAATGCGTGGGTAAAGAAATTCAACCCTTTTTTACTATAAAAGAAAAATATCTTAAAGTTGTGTCCGTAATGGCTTGTGGGGTTGAAGCTGTATATGATTTAACCGTTGAAGACAACCACAATTTTTATATCATTACCAAAGGTGATGAGAATTATGAAAATTGTACTGGAGTTTTAGTTCATAATTGTGGTGAGGTGGGAATGTATCCTCGAATTCAGGATGAAAACGGTGAGTGGTATTCAGGCTGGGGATTTTGTAATCTTGCCGAAATAAATGGCGGTAAAATACATACGCCAGAGGAATTGTATGAAGCAGCCGAAGCTGCGGCAGTTATCTGTACTTTGCAAGCAGGATACACCCGGTTTAAAGTATTGGAGAGGTGGTCACAAAAGATCGCTGAAAGAGACGCTTTAATCGGTGTAGGGATAACCGGGCTGTGTGAGAACCCCGAAGTATTATTTGATCCTGAAGTTCAGCGCAAGGCGGCTCGAATAGTTGTTGAAACGAACAAAAAGATAGCGAAGATGATTAATATCAGCCCGGCAGCACGGTGTACAGTTATCAAGCCCTCGGGAAACAGTTCCCAATTACTGGGGACACTATCGGGTATAACTCCGGGTCATTCTCGCCATTATATTCGTCACATTCAAGCCTCCGACACCGAACAAGCTATTCAGGAATGGGAAAGAGTAAACCCCGAATGCGTTGAAACATCTGTGTGGGCACCAGACCGGGAAAAAGTGATCGCTTTTCCGGTTACATTGCCGGAAAGGGCGTTACTGAAACAGAATTTGTCAGCTATCAACTTTTTGAAGTTGGTTCTTCTGACTAAGGGAAATTGGATAGAGTTCGGCACAAATTTTGACCACCCCTCTACAAAAGAGAACCCCACACTCAGAATGAACGTTTCTAACACCTGTACAGTAAGACCAGATGAGTGGGAAGATGTTAGAGAGTATTTATGGGAACACCGGGATAAGTTTGGTGGAATCAGCTTGTTGTCATCCTTTGGAGATTTAGACTATCCTCAAGCCCCTTATACCGAAGTACTTGATGAAAACCAATTGTCACAACGCTATGGAGCTGGGGCTATTTTGTCAAGTGGACTGGTAGTAGACGCTGCTGATGTGTTTAAAGACGTTTGGGAAGCATGTAACGCAGCTATGGGTAACGCTCCAAATTTGTTACAACTTACCGACAAGGAAATCAGTCACTTTATTACAAGTAACATTAAGAACGGTCGTTTTTTAGTTGATATTGACGGTATCTGTTTCTCAGATGTCAATTGTGTGATTGATCACCTGAAACGTAAAGTAGAACGTCGCCAGGATTGGGTACGACGTTTTAATAGTTTCGCGGATAAGTATATGTTTGGGGATAGACAGCAAACGGCGTATTGTCTGAAACATGTTAATGCGTATCACAAATGGCAACACATTTGTCGGATGAGAAAAGTCAATTACGACAATATCGTGTGGAGAAGCCCGGTTAAAGAAGCAGGTTCAGATATCGGTGCGGCATGCATGGGAGGAAAATGTGAGTGGACACCCCCTTCTATTAATAAATGAATTATATTGGGGTAAGGGGAACTCTTTGTCTCTTTACCCCGTTTAAATACAAAATAAAAACGATTAAGACAATCAAGCAATGAACGTAGAAATTTTATTTAAACAAGAAGCACAGAAGAAGTTGTATGAGGGCGCAGCTGAATTAGCCGAAGCTGTATCAGCTACACTGGGACCCGTTGGACATACAGTAATTATCGATAAGGGGTACGGCATCCCGCATGTGACAAAGGACGGAGTAACGGTGGCTCGAGCGTATGATACCAGCGATCCTATGAAACGTATGGGGGCTACACTTGTGAAAACCGTGGCTGCCAAGACTTGTGATGAAGCCGGGGATGGTACAACGACTGCTACGATTTTAGCTACTGCTTTGATGAGGGAAGGAATGGAGGTGATGCCGAGCATTAAAAATCCTCAGATGTTTAAAAAAGGGATTGAAACGGCTAAAGACCGGGCGGTTGATTTTATTCAGCAAATGTCAACCCCTATCGAAGAAGGGGAATTTGATCGGGTTCTTCAGATTGCTACTATCAGTGCGAATGGGGATAAGGAGATTGGTACAATTATCAGTGAAGCTATTGGAAAGGTCAGCAATGATGGTGTTATAACCGTAGAAGAAAGCAGCAAATCCGATGAAACAACCGTTGAAGTAACGACCGGATTTCAGTATGAAAAGGGGTTAGTGAACCCTTATTTTGTGACTGATCCTGAACGCATGGAATGCGTGCTTGACAAACCGTATGTTTTGGTATTTGGACAGAATATCAATTATGTTCAGGAAATTCTTCCTATTGTTCAGACCGTGTACTCAGCTAAAAGAGGATTGTTGATTATTGCGCCGAACATGACAAATGATGTCATCAAGTTTTTGGTGATGAATGTTCAGCAGACAAATGGGCTGAAAGCCTGCTTTGTCAAAGCACCGGGTTATGGTCAAATTCAAAAGGATTTGATAGAAGACCTAGCTATTAAATTGGGGGCGCAGGTTATTGGAGATGAATATGGGCACCCCGTTGAGCAAACTGCGTCATCTTCTACTGAATGGTTAGGCGAATGTGATCGGGCGGTTATTACAACGACTCGTACTGTGATCATAGGGGGTTCAGGTTCAGATAAGGATATAAATACCCGAGTTGAGGCTATTAAACACCTTATGGACGGTGTAACGAACGCCTACGACATCGAAAAATACAAAGAACGTATTTCAAAATTAACCGGGGGGGCTGCTGTGGTATATGTGGGGGCGAAGAGCGAAGTTGAAATGAAGGAACGAAAAGACCGTGTTGACGATGCCATAGCTGCTACTCGCGCAGCCATTGAAGAGGGGTATGTACCCGGTGGAGGCACTATGCATTTCAGAGCTGCGGAAATGCTTGATGAATATCTGAGGGGGACTGTTTGCCTGGATGATTCTGATTTTCGAGCAGGAATAGCTATTGTTAAGGAAGCTCTTCAAGCTCCGTTCCGTCAGTTGTGTGAAAACGCCGGTTTAAAGCCTGATAAAATTGAAGTATTGATAGCTAATAAGCCCAATTGGATGGAGGGTTTTAATCCGGTTAAAGAAGAAGTTACAGACATGTTCAAGGCAGGAATTATTGATCCTACCAAGGTTGCTCGTGTGACGCTTGAAAATGCCGTTTCTGTGGCTATACAGTTCCTTAATACTTCTTGTGCTATGGCTGCTAAATCTGAAAAAGATGAGAAATAATGAGTCAAAAACAAATTGGTCCAGGGGATATATGCCGTGTTCGTCATAACGAGAGTGGGCACGGCTTCAAGGAAAATACACTGGTTGTAATTAAGGAATGTTATCCTCGATTCAGTGGGTTTCCTACTAGGTTTAAGGCTGCTACTCGAAAAGAGTGGTGGTATGTAGGTATAGACGATATTACGTTGTTTAGTAAGTATAAAGAAGAAGATGCTGAATATTAAAATAGAAAATAATGTATTTTGAAGTAAGAACAAAACGGTTGACAGTTACTGAAAAGAACACCTACAAAACTGTTAAGGAGCTTCGTTTGTTTGAAGCTGTAAGTTATACCGAAGCTGAATCTTTATCCCATGTATACATGGGAAAGGAATTCCCTAAAGAAGATTTTCGCATTGCAAAAATTTCTGAAAGTAAAATCCAAAATGTCGATTTTCTGGATAATGAATGTGAAATGCCGTTCTGGAAAGTAAAGCTGAACGAACTTCACGAAAACGAAAATGGGAAAATTAAGAAAACACCCTCTTTTATATTGGTTCAGGCAGATTCAAGTTCTATGGCGGTGGAACAGGCTGATATTTCAGCAAGAACACTTCCGTGCCCGACCGAAATTGTAAAGGTTGAACTTACAAAAATTTGTGCGGTTATTGAACGTCCAAAAGAAGAAACCCCGGCTAAAGCTGATAAGCCAAAGAAGAATAAGAAGTAAGTTTAAAGCCTCGGGAATTCCCGAGGCTAAATCAAAACAGTTATGGTGAATGTTATTTATTCAGGAATTGGTTTACTGTTAACTGCTATTTGTGGGTGGGGGGTAATCTATTATAAAAGAAACCGAAGGAAATTAAAGTGCCTTCGAGTGAAATGTTACCTGACAGCACACCCAACGAATGGAATTCCTTCTGAATATTTTATTGATGCTTTCGAGCGCAAATTCAACCACTGTCGAATAGAGGAGTCTAAAGACTTTATAAAGGTTAAGTTAGAGCACGTTTCTGTGGCGTATATACAGTGTAAAGGTGGGATATTGAAGATTGATCTCTATTGTTCGTCCCCGGAAAATAACGAGGTTCATAGATTCCTAAAGGAGTGGAATAATAAAGAAGAGTGGAAGGCAGTATCCTCCTTAATGAATTGCGGTTGTTACTGTATGAAAATGTAATATGGCAGAAGAAAAACGAGAATTGACGGTTGAGGAAAAGGAGCGTATTATGAAAAACGCTCCAGACTATATTATAGAATCTTCGGATATAGTTAAGGATTTGTTTGTAGCAGCGGAATGGGCTAAAGAAGAGCGTGATCTTTCCCCTAAACGTTACTACACCCTAATTCTGAATGAAGGTACAGACGATGAAAAGGAGGTAGAAATAGACTTCCAGCAGACAGTGAATGTGGGGGCGTATGTAAAGACTTATGGTGGTGATTTGACGGCTGTACGTAGCGCAAACGCTAAACGTTTACAGTATCTCAAATTAGACCATACTTATCAACGTGCCGTTATAGCTCTCAATAAAGCACTAGGAACTAAGTACAGACGTTCCCGGAACATTGTAGATTACACGGGTACAATAATGGAATTGTTTGGTAAATTCTATACTATCACTGATGTTGCCAAGGTGATGGCAAAGGAGTACCGAATAAAGGTTCCAGAAGATGAGTTAAAGAAGTTTTATGTTGACAATCGTGATCTGATTACACGACGCCGGGCTGAGTATGTACTACAAAACAAAGACTTTCGTATAGCAACTGAAACGGGGCGTTTAGAAGTTCTGAATCAAATGCTTATTGAGGTTGAAATAAAGAACAGAGCAGCCGGGGGGAGTAATGTAGACCTCTGTAACCTCATTTTACGGATTATTGAACAAGCTCGTAAGGAAGTTAAAGGAAACGAGATAAAGATGACCGTAGACGGTCGAATAGACATCAACGCTACATTACACGGAGAAACCAATGTGATGAACGTAATGAAGCAGATGTCTATCAATGCCTTGGTCGTCGGTCTGACGGCAGCTAAAGCCGGGCTGAATCCTACTGTTATCATTAGCCAATTGGCTAATAGCTGGTACAGTAAATTCAATGGATTCAATGGAAACGTTATGGACGGGGCTAATGTTCAACTCCCAAGTGCCCTGATTAAGCAATACGATTGGGGAAGGATGGAGGAGGCTTCCGGACAGTTTATTGACGAATTTACTCCAATAGCGGAGGTTATTGACGAGAAAACCCCCGAAGAAAATGAACAGGCTGAAAACAAACGCAAGCGCATGTTAGAACGCCTGAAAGCGATGAAGGAAGCCAAATCAGCCGAAGATAACCGAGCGAACCCTATTACTCCCGATGATCAAGCTATGCAATTACGTGAAGAAGATGTAATTTTAAAGCCCAGTAATCCGACTACTGAAAATCCTGAAGGGGAATTTGAGATAGATTACAGTCAACATAAAAGTATACCCCAAAAGAAGGGTATGCGTGTAAAGGGGGCTATTAAGGAGTCTATTGGTCGTCACCAGGCTCAAAAAGTAGAGGGTGGTGAAAATGTTAATAGACTACTTGCAGAGCGTAAAAAGAGAGCAGCAGAGGCACGCCGTAAGCGACGTGAAAAACGTAAGAAGGACAGGGAAGCCGATAACAAATCAGAAGATTAATAATGGTACTGACTTCAGAATTTACACAGAATTTTAGTGTTTAAAGTGGGTCAATAAAATAGAAGGGAGGCGAACAACTTCCCTTCTCTGTTTAAAGTACATTACACTTGACTGGATGTAGCCGTGTAGGACCGATTCATCCAGGCTTCTTTTTCCATAGCTTCAATCATGTCCTCAAGGAAATTTAATGTAGCTAAGTCTTTTTCAGGGATTTGACCGTGGATTTCACGGATACGTTGAATTACGTGATCCCAGTCATCACGAATGATTTCCCACATTTTAAGAGCTTCTGGAACCTTTTCGCCCATACTAAATTCAAGAATAGTAGCAGAGGTGAGCATAGCGTCCATGCTCCCCAAGGGGCGTTTACCGAGTGCCCGGATACGCTCAGCAACATCATCAACTCGCTCAATTTCGGCTTCGTACAGTTTTAACATGGCTTCATGATAGGAACCAAATGAGTCACCTACTACATTCCAGTGAAACTGCCAGATTTTAAGTAATAACGTGAAGTGGTCAGCCAACAGGCTGTTCAATAATTTAGCACTTTTGTCTTCTTCTTCGGTGCTTAATCCAGTGTGAACATGCATAATTCATTAATTTTAAATGTTTATAAACATTTTCGTTTACGGTACAGGACGGAATAAGTTTCAATAAAAATCTGAAGAATTATGGATAATTCATCGTATAATCAAATTAAACCACTATATTTGTAGTGTAAAAAATGAATCAACATTAAAAACTAAAAGCTATGAAAACATTAGAACAAATTAAGGACATTTGTAGTAGAGAAAACAACATCGGGATGAGTGAAGAAGAATATAAAATATTCGACAAATATACAGATATGTTGCACGAAGCATGGGAAGAGTCGGAAGAATCAAAAGAGTCGGAAGAACCAACGGAGTCTTTTGTGTCAGAATATTTTAATAATTTCTGCTTTGAAGATGAATTTGAATATTTAGAGCAATAACAAGTTTTTGTAGTGTAATTAAAACGTCAAACTTAAACACTAAAGTCATGTCACAGTCAAACGAAACTCCTCAAGAAGTTTTACTTAAAGTAAAGAAAATAAAAGCACTTGCCGAAAGAGGTATTGGTGGAGAAAAAGAGGCTGCTCGAAAACTGTTAGCAGCGTTGTGTGCTAAGTATGGAATTTCCGAAGAAGAAATTAGTGAAGAAAAGAAATACACGTACTCCTTCCATGTCAGAACTTCTGTTTTAAAACTCTTTTTTTACAAGTGTATAGTTCGATGTTTGGAGGTACTGAAAGATACGAAAATGAACTTCATATTTATAAGTCCAAAAATGGAAATGATATTATTTGTGATTTTACTCCTGTCGAATACATAGAATTCAGTCAATTATGGGAATGGCACAGGAAAAATTACATGATAGAGCGTAAGAAGATGCGGAAACTGTTTGAGAATGGATACATTCGAAAGCATAATTTATTCCCTACTGAATTAGACCCTAAATTCAAGAAAAAAGATAATGAAATGACTTTTGAGGAATTGGCGGCGATAGAAGCCTTAGCAAGTGCATGCGAAAATAAAACTTTTCATAAACAGATCGGGGATAAGGAAACACCTTACGGTGAAGAAAACGAATGGGACGATGATTGATAACAGGAAATAATTTCTTGTTATTCCTTTGTAAAGTTAAATTTCTGTATTATATTTGCCCCTGTCAAACTAATAAACAACATCATGGTGATGTCAAGAAAAGATTCCGAGTTTTATACCGTCCAGAAGGCTCTAAGCGGTGATCAAAGAGCTTTTACTACGCTTTACAATAGTTATCATCGGTCCCTCCTGTATCAGATAAAAAAGATCGTACGTGATGAGGAAGTAGCTATGGATATTACAATGGAAACGTTTGAGAAGGCTTTCCAGGCACTTCATCGGTACAGTCCTGAATATGCCTTCAGCACCTGGCTATTTCGGATAGGAATCAATTGTGCCATTGATTACATTCGTAACAATAAAAACAAACCGGACAGCATAATTGAGTTGGATAAACAAATGATGTTCGAGAATGATGACCAGTTAGGTTACCAGCTTAAATGTCCTGATAAGACACCCGATGAACAACTGATGACAGAGCAGCGTTTATATTTTATGAGAGAGGTTGTGACGTTGCTACCCAGGTGGCAGCGTAGATTAATAGAGCTACGTTATATAGATGATTTCACATATAACGAAATAGCTGATGAGCTGGGTATGCCGTTAGGAACAGTAAAGGGAATGTTACACCGGGCTAAAGAGGTATTGATAGATATCGTAAATAAGAACTGGAGTGTTAAAAGAGAAGTTGTCAAAGAGTAACAGTCATGGAAAAAGAATTAAAGAACAAAAGTGTAGCCTATAGGAAAGGTTACAGAGCAGTCCGTGGTGGAAAGAGTTTCAAGAGGGTGCTAACGACGCCCGTTATAAACGTTCCTTAGAGCGGTCAAATGTCTCCGAATAGATGCCTTAATAAAATGAGGTGGTGAGTAGTAGTAATGTTAAACAATAAACGATTATAGATCATGTTAGAATGTACCAATGATAAACAGTGTCCCGAATACTATTCAAAAGAAGAAGTAGACGGAGAATGTGAGATGGGAGAGGCTGATGTTATAACTTCCACGACTCATTCCATAACGGTTGTTGAAACAATTGAAAGGAAGCCTATTGGAGAAATGTTAACCCTCAACAGGAAAATGTATTTAGGTAAGAATCTGTTGGTGGATGAGAAATTAGTTCCTGTAATGGCAGGTGTGGGAAACCAGATTGTGAGAGAAATAATAAATACCGTTCAGGGGGTTGTTGTGATACCGAATGAATCTGATTTTGATCCAGTAGCTGTTCTAAAAGAAATCAGAAGGATATTGGATGATCCTACCAGGAATGTACATGCAATACATCGAATAAGTGAGTTATTGATGAAGTATAATATATAGGGTATGAGTCCCGAGTCGACGGGAAATTTTTAGAGTTCTCTATAAGATTCAGAGAGTGAATTGAATAATTCAGGAGCCATGATGAAAGGTGATAATAAGTCAGATTCATGGCTCTAATTGTCTTTAAGAAAATAGTCGATGAGAGGTATGGAATCCATTTGCATATCAGACGGTTCTTCTAAATAAAAATTGGGGTGGTAATGCTGATTGGTGGTGTGATGAGATGACTATTCTAAGTAATAGTAGAGGTAATGGTGACTGCATGGAGGCAGGGTGGTGAGGAAATGCAGATGAGGGTGATGGTTTGGAGGAGAGGTACAGGGATTGAGGGATTGTTTGAGGTGGATTGTGAGAGGTGGTTTGAGGTGGATGGTTAAGTTTGGGTGTATTTAGAATCCGGAGCGCAACAGTCTCTCCCGCCGAAATCCCCGCAGAGTCACCCGGTATTTATCCACCACGACGTAGACTGTTCCTATACCCTACGCGCGCGTACGCGCACAAGGGGTATACACTCTCTAACCTAAAAACAGGTTCATTTCTGCCTAGTGAGTTCTAATATGAGCATGTTACAGGAACGAAACAAGAAACTACGATGGATAATGGCAAATCTAGAGGTATACATAGCCGAGCTCTTTACGTCATGCGGCTCCGGGTTTCGTGTTTTTCAGGGGTGATATCGAGAGGATTCCTAATACCTAATCATTTCTGTCTACGGTGGTCACCCCTTAGGATGTTACGGGAATGAAGAATAAAAATGTACCTTTGTAAAAAGGTTAATTATGAAAAGTTTGATAGATAAATTTAAAGACTTAATTATAAAGTACGGGAGTCCAAAGGTTGCTTGGGATAATTGTCCAAAACAGTTACAAAAAGAATTAGAAAAGAATTATCCATACACTTTTCCAATCTTATACGGACGTAAATATGGATACAGAGGATTTATATGCGACCAATATATAATTCGTGTCACAAATATTACTGACAGTCACCACTTGAAATTTGATTCTGAGTCACAAGTTATAGACCATATTGTTCCTATTATGCTAGGTTTTCGATTACATATTGATCCAAAATTAATTGGTGGAAAAGAAAACTTATGTATTATAGGAAAAGAAGAGAATTTATCTAAAAACGATAGATTAACTTTTAAAGCAATTAGAGTACTTCAAAATTGGAAATATTTAGTTCCTAAAGGATTAGTAAACAAAAGAAGCACAACAGTATTATCGATTTATAAGAAACTTCTTAAATAAATATCAGAAATTTCGAAAAATCTTCAAGAAAATTCAATCTAATTCCTTGGGGGTTGATATAATTACACCGAGGCTTCCCAAAGAAAGGTAAAAATCACGGGATATGAGCCTGATATTTACGAATCTGTGGCTGAGAGTATGCGTCTGTTTATACTTAATCCATGTCTGCTGCATATTATCGCTTCAGAAAGATGCGAATACATTGTTAAAAGTGGTCTAAAACCCGTGGTTACTGAGGATTGGGACAAGGTGCTGGAAAACGCACCCGCAGAATATTCCAGACAAATACTAAAGAATTATCTTGGTTTTCATTGTTGAATCCAGAAAAAGTATTATGTTTGTATTGTCAAAATGAAAACAAGTCAAACACTAAAAACTTAAGGTCATGAAAAATTCAGTAAGCAATCAGCCAGCTTCTAATAACGCAGTAAACTTCGCAATCGTTAACAATCCTCAAAGTGCTTACAAGTATATTAAACGTGAAACTCTTATCGAAGATTACCACACTCTTATCTTAGGATGTAGCAAAGCTAATGTCGAGGTTGAGGCTATTGCTAATCCAGATCAGATTAGTAAGAAGAGCCTTATCGACAGCTATGTAACGATAGCTCAGAAGTACATGGAAGTTGTAACGGTTCAGGAAGAACCCGTTGCTGAAGAAGCTCCAGTCGAGACTATTCAAGTTCAGGAAGAAGTTAAAGTAGAAGACCCTACTCCTAAAGCTGAAAAGAAAACAAAGGAAGAATCAGGTGAGTCTAAGGGACACCGGGGTACTGCTGAAGAACGGTTGGCTAAATACGGTGCAGAACTCAAGGAAAAAGAAGCTATCGAGAATCCTAGTAAGGAAGTTCGCAAAAGAATCGCTTCCCTGAAACGTAAAATTGAGAGGGCTGAAAAAGCCCTCAAAGCCTGACACTTCGTACTGTGTCATCTAAAGTCATTAATCATCTAAAATCAATAAAGCCATGCTAAGATTCATAACAGTAACATTTCGTGGTCGCCGTAAGGGTTCGGTGGCGCGTATTAAATCTCAGAATGACCGTATCGAGGTAAGTCGATGGTTCAACCGTAAAGAAATCCTGGACGTGCTTGAAGCAGCCGGGTGGGTAGACGTAGAGCCTGAATCAGTAGTTGTAAAAGCTAAGAAATTGAGCGTAGTAGCGCGTGAACGCCGTGAACGCGAACTGCCCGAACATGTGAAGCTCCTTAAGAAAGTTCAATCCCTAAAGAAATAAAGCCATGAAAACAGATGATATCCGTGAAGAATTAAAACAAGTCCTGCAAAAGATTGACAACAATCCGAATATGGTCGGGTTCGCTATTGTAGCTGCCGTTGAAGATGACCGTGTAGCTCTTCATCGTTTCATTAAAAACGAGATACGTACTGAATTAGGGGAGATAGACCTCCCTTATGTAATAGCCAGTGCGATGGACGACGAGGAACAGGTAAGCAAAGAAGTCGAAAACGTCTTGATATCTTCCCTGATTGTGTACTTCCTACGTCATCCTGAGAAAAGAAAGAATTTTATGACAACGCTAATAGCTATGGACCATGTACAGATCAAAATCTAACCCCGTGGTGCTGTGGGTAAAGAAGATAGAGTGTACCTGCGAACACAAACGTCCACTGCACGATAATAAGATCACCTATATAGAATGCAAGTTGAATCCGGGTAAGTTCTGTAAATATCAGAACTGTCCCTTAAAAGACAAGGGTCGTGAGCGAATCTAAAACCACAGGTTTTGACCCGGCTGTTCTTGGTGGGAACAGTACGGGCTGGACAGTAGGTGATACCGAAAGTCATAAGTATCCCCCGGTCACAATGGAAGAAATTCGATATGTGTTCAGTCAGACGATAGGATACGGAGTCGAATTTTACCAGTACAGTTCTCATTTTATTGGAACGGTACAATGTATCACCTCTGATGACGTGATTGTTGTAACGCTTTGTAAGGACGGTTCTGTCGTTCCTACGTTACATGGACGTGTACCGTTCTACGCCATCAAGGAAATTATGCCTCAGGAAAAACGCCTGAGCATACACCCCTGTTTTATAGTATCAATGTCAAAAATTCAGAAGTTATAAGTAAAATTTTCGGATGATTTCTTTGTTTATCTAAACTTTTCCACTATATTTGTATTGTCAAACAGTAAATAATATACGTCATGAAATCACAAACTTATCTCAACAAAATTAAAAGTTTCTTTAAGAAAAACGCTGGAAAAGAAGTAACTCGGTATCAGATGATTCAGTATGTATTAGAACCCGAAAAGTGGGAAAAGGCTCGTAAAACTACGTGTATAGTGGATTCTGTGACGAGTAAATTACAATACGAGGGGTATATTGATAAGGGGCAAAATGGAAAGTGGATAATATTAAAAGAGATTCCGGAATCTCTGACATCTACCCAAATTAATTCATTTAAATTCACCCTTTAATTCATAGAAATAATGGAAAAGGTTTTAATCGACTTAACAGAAGAAGAATCAAATGCAGGGTGTAACAAAGACGCAGCCTAGGTGCCTGGTGAAAATGGCTACTCAACTAACGTCAGAATATATTTCGATGTTTACTAAAATCAGTACATCATGAAAAAGTTCAAAACAGGCACATCTTTTCACATAGAAAGCGAGGACGGTTCGTGTCACACTGTATCAATAACCTCTGTTAAGGTCTCAAAGACGGGGGAAGTCCAGGTGGTGGGACAATTTACCGACCCAGCCAGTGTTCGTTACGTAAACGAACCAATAGACATTAAACCGGGGCGAATACGCTCTACAATGTATTGTAGTGCGTTGGTACGCTTTTTGTACCAAGGGAGGATGAGGACAGCTGCTATTACTCACTCTACTATGAAAGCGTTCAGAATCATTAACATGGACCTGGGAGCAGCATGGATTCCTCTTCACGTGTTACGCTGGTCGGAACAGGCTGAGCAATTTGTAGTGATAGACCCGGAATACGAGATGGATTTCACTACTGACGTAAAACCCGGTATGGACATTTATCCGTACAATATGGAGCCGGAGAATCTTATTATGTTAAACGAGTTGACGAACTCATCTAAATCTTGATGTCTTATGAAAAATCAGTTTAAATGTAAAGTAACTGAAGACCGTTCAGTCGGGGACATTCCTCGACGCCACGAGGTGGGAATTTTGCCTTAATGGCTTTCAGTGGACTTATTTTCCTGATATGACATTGGAACAGCTTGCAGCTCTCCGTGACACAATCGACAATTATTTATCAATCGAAAAATCAAAAGAATCATGAAAAAGTTAGTATTACTTACCGCTATTTTGTTGGCTATGGTAGCCACAACACTGAGTCAGAAATTATGGTACACCGGGTACGAAGTAAAAGACCCCATGTATGGGCTGGAAAGCCACATGCCCAATAATCAGGTGTCCTTTGAAAACAAAGGTAAAGGAGTGTATGAAATTGTGGGGTGGAAGGTATCGGGTGATACCTATATTCTTTCCGCAACTGTCAAATACATTGGTCAGGAAGAGGATGGGAGTTACTCCTACTGGGGAGTTATGTGGTACAGAGGAAACGAGTTCGAAACTATACGCTTGAATACCAAGATCAAACTCTCTACTTATACCAGTGCCAAATCCGTGTCTATGTATAATGTCATCAGGCTCATTCCCCAATATAAAGACAAAAACGGGGACTGGAGTGGCTTCAGAGTTTTTAAACTGACCTTAATATGAAAGAGTTACTGAATTATCCAATCCGTCACACCTTTTACATCACGGACATGGTAAAGGCGTTCGTACTATTCATCGTAGTAGTACTTACTATAAAAGTGATAAAGAGCTGCACAGAACCCGACCCGGTATTTGCTGACGGAACAGCGTCTTCGGAGTCACGGTTTATAGACTCCACCACCGTTGCCGACAGCGTCTTCACCTACATTTTCTTGATGAGGTTAGAACATCCGGATATCGTTATGGCACAATGCATAGAGGAGTCTGGGAACTTCAGCAGCCCTCTATTTTTACACGGTCACAACTGTACAGGTATGCGAGTTCCGGCTCAAAGACCAACTCTAGCTTTGGGGATGTTGTATAATCATGCCCGTTTCCGCTCCTGGAAGGACTGTATAGCCGATTATGCTATATGGCAGAGTATATACGCCCGAGGGCTTAGTAAAGACGATTATTTCGCTTATTTAGATCGTGTCTACGCTGAAAAGAAAGGTTATAGTGGGAGGCTCAAGAACATCATTAAATCGAGAGGACTGTAATCGATAACCGTAGGAATTACGTAACATTATCAGACATTAAATAATTTTGAAGCAATGATTGAATCAAATTTGACAGTAAACAGCTCGAATCAGGTTGAACGAGCGTTGGAAGAGTTCCGTAAACAGGTTCTCGAACCGTGTGGCATGAAGTTCTTAATCGTAGGTTCTCTTGCCTTGCACAAGTTAGGAATGGAAGTTGATGAACCTCACGACATTGACATGGAGGTCATCTGTACACCTGAACAGGAAAAGAACGTGTTTCAGCTCCTATCAGACTCTCAGAAGAATAATATGTATCAGATAAAGGTGGAGGAAAATTATCATTCGAACGCTGAACGGCTCATGGACAAAGTAACATGGAAGCATAAGCCGTACATCTTCAAGTGGGGAAACTGCTTAATTAATGTATGGGTGGTGACAGAATTCAGTCACACCTACATTCAGCTCCAGAACGGTATCTGTTATGCACAGGTGATGTCCGTTATCCGCAGGAAGATAGCGTATCAGCGCAATAAAGACAGAGCATTTCTTGTCAATCTTGCCTATCGTTTCCTTGGAATGTGTGGGGCAAATGGCAAGAGAACGTCCGCTGTATTCACCCCCGACAGGTGAGATTCCTAATGATTATAGGGACGACAGAAAACCGATTGACGAAAACCGACGTTATATAAACACGTTTGAAAATTGAAACATTTATTTATCCATTAAAATTAAAACAAAAATGAGAAAGTCAGAATTCGTGGCAAAAGTTGCCGAAGTAGCTGGTATGACCCAGAGAGATACCGAAAAAGTAATCGACGCTCTTACTCCGGTTATTGTTGAAAGCGTTGTTGAAGGTGGTGAAGAAATCAGCCTTCCGTTCGGTAAGTTCAAGCAGAAAGTGAACGCTGCTAAAACCGGGACAAACCCGTTGACTCAGAAGCCTATGAACGTTCCCGAGTCTCACACACTTGCTTTCAAGGCTTCCAAGACCGTGAAAGTGGTTGTTGAACCGAAGAAAGGTAAAAAGAAATAAGTCCGTGAGGATGTGATTTTTGTTTTAGTCATGATTGGAAAGAGGTTGCCTGTAACGGGTTGCCTCTTTCCTTATTCATAGGAGCCACTGGTGGTCGCTCTACGAGATTTACCCCTGTTGGCTGGTACATTTTATTCCCTGTATAGTTGTAATCGCTTAAATCGTCTAATATGAACGCAAGAATGGATAAGGATAGCACAGTCACCCTGTCGGGGTTCTGTGAACACGTAATCAGTAAGACTCAATCCGAGATATACAGAATAACAGGCTCATCTTCCCTAAAAATTCAGGACGGGAAGGCTCGTAGAAGAGAACGCAGAGCCGAATTGAGGAAAAATCGGAAGAAATAATGAAGATTTTCCGGATGAACTCCTTGGATATTCGATAAATGAACGTATATTTGCTCAGTCAAATCAAACAAGTTACGTCATGAAAGGTTCACAAGATACTACAAAAATTTAGACTTCAGCAAGCCAGTAGGGACTCACCGCTATGTTGATAACATCAAAGACCGTCGGCAGTTAGCAAAGGTTTGCCTCGTGGCTATGGCTCGTATCAATCAAGCCGAACAGGGGACAATCACAGAACCCTATGAATTGGCTTCCTCTACAATGAAAGACGGACGTACACTCATCCAAACTATCTACGAAGATGGTTATGTAATGTACAACGACGGATGGTTCATTGTCGAATGCGATGAAGACGAGACACTTTACGTTGATGTAACAGGTACAGCGACTCGAGAATGTCCGGAGTACGAAAACATGGAATATATCATGGACGCTGCCTGTCGCGAGGGTCACGAAGAGTGCCTCAAGGCTTTGGCTGAGTATGAAACCAATTAAATATAGATAGTTATGGATAGAGGGTTAACAATAAAAGAGATATCAGCTAAAGAAATAGATACCACCTGTAAATATGCGGAGATAATTAGAAATCGAAACGAATTTCCGGATGGAAAATCACGTCGACGGGAACGACGTTATAAAGAACGCCGTATGAAATGTAGAGTCAAAACAATAATTACGAAGAAAGATGAAAATCGTTAAATGAATAACCTATGAAATACAATTAAAATGGACAGACAGGAATATTTAGAAAGTTTAGAAGCCCTTGACAAGGAATATCAGCTATGTAAGAAAGAATTTATTTTCGAATATTGTCGTACGAACAACCCTTATAAAAAGGGAGATATTGTCAAAGATCATCAGGGGAAAGGGGAAGTGATCAGCTGGAAACCGTTCTTTGGTATAACAGACCCCGATGGGCTTCCTACTATTGAGTACAAATGTCGGGTGTTGAAAAAAGATGGTACACTTCCAAAGAAGATGGAATACCGTAGTATTTACCTTTGTAATATGACAGCCAATGAAAAAGATTCCACCCAAGCGTAAAGAACCCGTCTCTTACCTGACCTTTACAGGTAAACGATTGGACATGTGGGAACATGCTGACTTTACTAACCGAATGTTTCCGGGTCTTATAGACCTCTCAAAGGCCCAAGACCTCCACGGTGATACTGTTTACCGAATGAAAGGTACTGAATCGTATAGGATCTCTTATGCACGTGTAATTGACATGGCCGGTGTTACGTCACGTTCTGTGATGGTAGTTCAAGAATTTCCCTCTAATACCATTTGGATTATGAAACCTAATTGGATACGCAGCCAGAACGCTCTCAGAGGAAAAGTCAAAAACTACGCTGAAATTCTTGACAAGCTTTGCCTTGGAAAAGTCCTCGGTAACGAAGTTACCCGAATGGTTCAGCGAAATGAACTCCTGATTGAAAACAAACAAATCGAAAAGAAATGACACCCGAAGAACAATACGCAGAATCGATTACGGCTCTTGAAGAAGAGTACGTTGCTGAAAAGACTCGTATCCTGCATGAATACGCTCGAGCCGTATGCCCATGTAAAAAGGGCGATAAAGTACATGATGAAATAGGGTGGATATGTGTAGACCGTATCTCTATCACCTATCGAAAGAATGACCTCCCTGAGATTTACGTATCAGGTGTAATGCTGACGCGTCACAAGGAAGTCCGCGTTGATGGTAAAACAAGAGCTATTAACATTGAAAATATTTTGAAATGAAAGAAGAAACCCGTCAACTCCTGAAAGAACTCGCTGAACGGTATGAAACTCACAACTTTATAGTTGACGATCCTGTAATGTTTCCTTCACGGTACCATAAGCAGGTGGACATAGAAATCGTGGGATTTATAGCTTCCTGGCTGGCATACGGAAACCGTAAAGCGATTCTCAATACATGTGAAACGCTTTTCAAGGAAATGCTCGAATATGCTCCTTCTCCCTATCACTTCATTATGGACAAGTCTTATGTTAAGTTCAGCCGTAACCATCCGGTTAATAAATGTCTGTACAGGTTCTATAAATATATGGATTTTTACGACCTTTGTGAATCACTGAGGATGATATACAAGAAGCATCCTACAATGGAAACGGCAATGTTTGACAAATTGGCAAACCGTCGGAAGATTGGAGTTTATCCTATACAATCACTCATAGACCTCTTTCCTGAGAGGGTGAAAGGAGTTCCCCACGATACCAAATCAGCCTGTAAACGGCTTTGTATGTTCATGCGGTGGATGGCTCGTAAGAACAGCCCGGTTGACCTGGGAATATGGCGTCACTTTGATCCTAAATACCTGCTAATGCCCCTTGACACACATGTAGCACGCATAGGGCGTCAATTAGGTCTCATAACACTCAAACGGAATAATATGGATACAGTACTTGAGCTGACGTATAACTGTCGCCGGGTCTTTCCAAAAGACCCTTGCAAATGTGACTTTGCTTTGTTTGGGTATGGTGTAAACAATAAATAACAAGAATTATGAACAGGTATGCAATATTTTTCAAGCAGGGTGATGGATTGATTTTAGAAGGTATACAGAATGTAATCAATATCCTTAACCTGCACACTAAAATCATAGACGGTACTATGAAGATAGTTTCCGATAAAAAGGTGTCTTGTATGTCTTACAAGATAGACGACTACTCATCGGAAGACGCTTTGAAAGACTTTATCTTGTCAGGTAAATATTCTTCTATGTTTTCCGACATACAGGTATACGAAGTAAAACTCTTGTGAGAAAAGAAATTTAAAAGTCCATTGTATATAACAAATATTAGCATACGTTGATTATTTGAGTACACCTTAGACCACTAACCGTTGAGAAACAGGTTTCGTGTTCGAAGAATTGAGCCGGGGAACCCGGCCTTCTTTATTTGCGTATAACTCATCAATCATAATATTGTGAGAAACTCTCTAATTTAATTACATTATGCAAAAGAATTTCATAAATGTAACCCCCGATTCGGGGGGGGCAACGGAACAGTAACAGTAACTGCCAGTCAAAACACTGAAGACGAAAGAACCGAATCTATCACCATTAGTGGTAGTGGTGTCACTAAAACGATTTCTATTCATCAAGAAGCTATTCAACAAACTGTAAAAGTAACAGAATTCACAAAAAATCATTTTTGGTGGACAGATTCCCCAGCCGGAACAGTTGTTTCTGTCCCAGGATCAATTGATATTTCAGTAGAACTAAACGCGGGTGTTACTTCGGGTTATATTACCTTTGATAGAAAGATAACGAATGCAGAAATAACAGATGATTATGGCCATTTTGATGACATTGGATTTGGAAATCCTTATAGCGTTGGATTCGGTTCTTCACATGCTGTGGATGGGGATTATCAAACCATTGAAGTTTCTTTTGAGGGGTTCACCGGAGTTCTCAAGTTAGAATTAAGCTGCCGATCATAATCTAAATTAATTTAAAGAATTTCCGGATTTTTCATTGTGATTCGATTTATTGTTTGTATATTTGTAATGTCAAAATTAAGTCAAACAATAAATCGAATCTAATTAAGAAAGCTATTGTAGAAAACCCGGTACCTAATCCATGCTTATACGCTTTGTTTATAACTATCATTAACGATATTACAACTTCCTATACTGAAGAACAACTTCGTAAAAATATGCGTTCAACAATGTCTATTTATGACAGACTTTCTGAATATGTTGATTATGGATTCGGCCATAACCACATGTGGGTATCAGACCGTAAAACAGGTAAGCGTTTGATTTTTGTTGAATTTTAATTATCGGGGAGAAATCCCCGAAACTCATTTTCTCCTAATACCGTTTAATTTTCATTAACATTAAAAATTTCGATATGGACATTACTAAAAAGAAAGTTATTTTTATTGACTTGGACGATACCCTTATTTCTACTCGTACGGGTAACAAATTTCCGGCTGGAATTTGGGACATGAAGCTGAATCTTCCTGTCTTTGACCAGTTGAAAAAGCTCCACCCGTTAGCCGTACTCATCGCAAGTAATCAAGGTGGGATCGAACTCGGTATAGTTCCACAGCAACTGTTTGAGCCTAAATTCATCTATGTCATTGCTTCTCTTCAGGAATATATCGGGCTGAACACCCTAGTCGCTGGTCAATTCTGTGTGGTAAATGATGTTACGAACGAGAACCGCAAGCCTAATTGCGGTATGCTGAACAGTATGCTTAAACAGTTTGAAGACATCACTAAAATTAACATTGAAAATACCGAATGTCTAGTGATAGGCGATGCTTCTGGAAAACCGGGTGATCATAGTGATTCTGATCGAAAAACTGCTGAAAACTTTGGATGTGATTACATTGATGTAAAAGAGTTTATTGAAATGGAATTACCTGAGCCTCTATTTAAGGTCATAAACGTCTCAACGGGCGATGTTATCAGCCAGGACGGACAGTTACTTGAGAACATACCTGAAAGCGGTGTACGAAAGCTTTTGGAGAGCTTAGAAGTTCCCGCAAAAGACATTACAGTCGTACCTCAGCTTTGGGTTAAACCCAAAGAAGCCTCTTGTCCTACTCAGAAAAAGCGTAAAGCACAAATAAAACCACTCCGTAATACAAAGAATCATGACAAGAATCAGTGATAACAAAGCACATGAAATTGCTAGAAGCCTAGCTTCTTCAACGTTCAAACAAAAAGAGAAATCTGTTCTGTTTAAAATCAGAGCACATTTAGTAGACAAAACCCGTGAAATAATGGGAGAGGGTCTTTATATGATTTTTTGTGACAAAACCCGGTACTTTAAATCTACGAGGAATTTGTCTTTGTACCCCAATGGAATTTTCAAAGCGTTCTTTCCAAAAGAATGTTCTCCAAATGAAATTCATCCGTCAATCAACTTCCCTGATATTCCACTTCCTCAATGGGATGAGTGGGGTGAAGAGATTTTGAAAATTACTAGGCCCGATGACGAATTAGGGAAAGCCTTGACGGAACTGTACCTGTTGGAAGTTAGGATACGTGATTTCCGTAAGAAAGTACATTGTACAATTTTGAATTCAATCAGAACAGACAAACGTCTTAAAGAGGAGTTTCCTGAGGCGTATGATATCATGATGAAAATAGAGAACCGGGAAGTGGAAATGACAGTTCTGTCAAATCCACCGTGTGACACTATTGAAAATTTACGTTCAATCGTTCAATCAAACAAACCTCATGAAGCAGGTGTATAAACTGGGATCGTTCAGGAAGTGGTATTTAAGCCACTTCCTATACACATCGGATTATGTAAAACTGGGTCCGGAAAAATTTTACAGACTAATGACGTGGTACAGTTTTCTGAAACGTAAGAAATTGAACGTAAAACTGTGTGAATGTTCTAATGATAAAGAAGGTAATATTTGTGTAGTTATTGTAGACTCTGTGCATTCGCCTCAAATTGTTAAGTACTCGAATATAATTTTAAGAATAAACAGTACTTTGGAAACATTTCGTCAGGAAAATTTATGTATATATCAAATTGATTAATTTTTCTATAAAGCCATGAAAAGAGGTGTTCGTCGTAAGCCTTACAAATTTGTTTGTCAGTCTAAAAGAACCGATTTACGAATTCATATAGGACAAATAATAAAGGTTCGAGGAGTAAAGTATGAGGTAGTTCCAGAACTACGTGAAAAAGGTTTGCAGATGGGTTGTTGGGGCTGTGCGTTCAATCAGGCTACGAAGCGTGAAGATTTCGAAATACCCCCGTGTAGATGTGCTTTACAGAACGATAAATATCCGGTAACCGTTTTTATAAAAAGAAGAGAAATAGAATTGTGTTACACTTGTCACGACCTCTATTGTGCCTGTACAGGTGTTGAATCGTTGATTTACAAATTAAAATCTTAATATTATGTTAGTTTTTATTGATAACGGAGCAGAATGTAAGAAAGCTATCAACATTGCTTTGATAGAAACAGTTGGACCAGTTTCAGAATTAGAAAGAACTGAAGATAAAAAGAGAAAAAAGTTTTATTTCTTTTCTCTAAACGGTTCAAACATTGATCCTATTATTTCCCGTAGTTATTCCACAAGAGAGGAAGCTGAAATGGTTCAATATTCAGTTGTTACCCTTTTGAATGCCTTGGAAGTATTTTCAGAAAGAACTAAACATGTTCCTGAAGACCGGATGACCCCGGTATATTTTCAGGTTATTGATCAAAATCAGAAAAAATTAGTCCCAGGAAAGATAACTTTATACGATCAACCCGTATATACTATCGTTATTTAATTATTATTATTAAAAGACCAATCGATATGAAAGTAAATTACAGATTTGATTACAAAAGAATGAACGAAACTGGAGGCAATGTATACTCAGTTATCATTCCAGTAGAAGTAACGTCCGAAACCGATGCTGATAGCATGTACGAAACGATTTTGTCTTTCTTCAAAGATCAGAAAATTCAGGGTAAACCTTTCTACGCACATTCAATGCTCGAACAGTTCCCTTCGTACTGTTTTACGTCAACGGATGAAATTCTTACTGATGGTACTTACAAGCCGGACAATGGACGCCGAGTATGGTGCCGTGTAGAACCTATAGATGAAACCATTCCAAAAGGAATAACAACATGGATTCCTGGAATAGAACAATCAGACGGAACAATTTCAAGTGCAATAGGACTGTTGAGCGACCCGGAATTTGACGATGACATACGTCCTTTTGATGATTGTCCTTTTCCTGGTTATACCATTCAAAAGATTCAGAAAGAAAAGGCTGATAGCTGTCCGGCACTTTGTACCGTGAAGGCAGTTGTTTCCTATGAAGATAAACGATTTTTATATAATGTAAATGTCGCTACCGACTATAAATACTCTGTAGTAACACAGAAGGAATTTTTGAAAAATAAAATTCGTAAAATGATTTATGGTGAATGTTCTGTTGGCATTTTACAATACGAATTTTTTGACGCATTTTACAAAGAAAAAGAGTTTACTTATACTGATGAGCATCTTAATAAATTTCAAACCTATTCAGATATAAATAAGTTTGAATTTTTTATACTACACGTTTTGATGAAATCAAATAACGTGGTAAGAGTAGCAGTTCCTAAAGGAAATGGAATAACCCCGTTACGTAGTTTGTCGTTACTTTATTTAGATAGTGAAATTTCGAAAGTTTATAAAAATAATTGGATGAAAATTCTAGAAATTAATGAATTAAACGGTAGCATTGAAAATGTTCCTGTTGTTTTACCTACAGCTTAATATAAACAATAAGATCCGGTAATTCCAACCGGATCTTATTGTTTATGCTTCTTGATAGTCGATTATAACTGTTAAAATAATATTATGGATTAATAATACAATCACAAATACAAATTGTAGGATCTACAGTAGAACTCTTCATTGTAACAATAATTTCTCCTCCCAAAGATCTAATATCATTCAACATAGTTTTAACTAAATTATAATTATAAGGATTCTGATATACCAGTTGACCACCGGTTAAATCGTCATTAATAAAAGTACTTCCATTAGACGTATAAGTAAACTTTTTAGAAGGATTACCAACTACTGTTATTTCAATAGTATCAATAAACCAACCTGTAGTTATAACAACTTCCGGTCTAAATGCACCTAAATTAAAAACACCAAAATAAGTATAATTAGATGAGAGTAATGCATTCTTAGGATAATTAAATACAGCTTCTAAAGTTTTAGAAGATTCAGTATATCTTTTTTCAAAATCCATTCCACTAATAGTACCATCAATAATAAATCCTAAATCAATAATAGGATATAATACACCTGATTGAAAAAATATCTATAGTTTTAGATACCCCCCCAGTAATATTTAGAACTTCTGTTCTTTTCATAGATAAAGTCGTTTTATCACAAACAATATTTAATACATTATCATTTTGTCCCGAATCAGGACTTACAGTAATAAAAGATTTTTTCATATAATATTAATTTACATTAATCGCTATAACTAAATTCTCTTGTGTACCAGTTGTTTTAATAAATATAGATATCACTATACTTCCAGTAGAAGAAGCATCACGCGCAGAATTTATCTTTGCAACAATTTCATTAAGCTTAGCAGGAGTTATATCTATAATAGATAATACTGTACCTTCATTTTCAGAATTAGGAACAACCTTTGTAGTAAATCCATTTAAAGCTATATCACCTAAATTATAACCCATAAAACTAAGATTTATAGAACTAATCACAGGATTATTAAATTCAACTTGTAAGCTAGATACATTTTTAATAATAAATAGATGCCTTGAGCTTAATATAAAATCAGTAAATTTTACATTAAACATCAAAAATGTAATACCACTATCATGATTTAATCTATAAGGTTCTTGTATATTGGCATTAGAAAATATATATCCACAATCAATATAAATATAAGGATTAGGATCTTGTTCTATTGATACGGATTTAGTAATACCCTCTCCCTCAACCTTAAATGTAGTATATCTACTAACATAATTCTCATTTTTATCAGCATTAACAGATAAAGTTCCATCATTTTGGCCTGTATCTGGAGTAACTGTTATAAAAGCTTTTTGCATAATGTTGAAATTTTAAAAATTATACACACAAATTAAACACAAAATTAGGAATTTTTGTTTCGTCATATCTTTTTAAGTCTTTAAAGTGATTTGGCTTCCTTCGCAGCCACAAGGAAAGTTTTGTGTAAAGTGATAAATTAGTACCAAAAATCTTTGTAATTATCATTTTAATGATTAATTTTGTCATGTCAAACAGATTAAATCTAAATAATATGAAACCAATTATTATAACTGGAACTTGCAAAGAATTATACAACTGCGAACGCTTGCTTAAGCGATTTGGTTATATACCCCGTAATTGTTATCTAAAAACCGCAGATAACCACGAATGTGGTTTTATTCTTATAAACCGTGAAGGGGAATTTACTTTCTTTTCTAAGAATCCTTATCCGAATTATACAAATACAGTAACAGCTTCTGATTTTATGAAAAACTATGGAGCATTAGGAATTCGTACATGTTACACCTTTAAAAATATTTATTTAGTGGTCACTTTAATTCTTTTTATGACAGGAATAGAATCAAGTGAGCCTCTGGGTCAATGGATATTGGTAGGACTGCTGTCTCTTAATATCGTCTTTCATTGGAAGAAAGTACGTGAATGGGTAACGAATTTAAACTAAAAATATCATGAAAATAATTTTGTTAGATGAAAGAGAGGCCCGTGGAAAGAATCGTGTAGAACAGGTTCTTTGAATATCCCTGCTTTGTCAGAAAGCCAGGTCAAACGAATAATGGATATAGTCGATGAAAATCCCAAAAACTAAGGAATGGTTTCCGAAGAAAGCTGATTACATTCACCGTTCTTCTACGGAGGGTTTTTATGCAATGAAATTCTTCGTAAACGGTTTAGGTGTAAAGGTGTGGCATAAAAAGTATGGTGATACATGGCTTTACGATGTAAAACTTTTACAAGGTACACCCGGAAGCTATGTAGAGCACTCAAATCCGAGTGAGGTGTTCCCTGTACAGCAATGGGGATATAATATGTTCGCTTTAGTAAATACACTCCGTAAAATTCGCTGTTATGAGCCTAAGAAGTGAAAAAGAATATTCAAAAATGATACGGCTGATCGAAATTTTAGAAAAAGACTTCGAAGAATTAACCGTTGGAGAACGTCAAGTTATTCGTAACAGAGCGTCTGAACGCTATGGAATAAATCAAAAACTGACTGAGGATCAGTTGCTCAATGCTTATCTCAGGTTTAAACTCATTCATATTTCACCTCTCGAGATGTTAACGTTTAAACCATACCCTCTAAGGGCTGATTTTGGACCATTCGGAGGTGTAAAAGAACGTTTTCCAGCGGTAACTGTAACGACATTTTCAGGGCTGAATGGAGATAAAACTGGAACATTTATTGTGAAGGAGGAAACCATACTTCCCATTGTAACTGTTTTCTATGAAACAGAACATGTAGAAGTGGTGTGCGTAGCTCCTGATGGAAATTTTTGTCGAATTTCGAACCGAGACTTTGACTTCGACGTATAACAAGTAAGTTTCTCGGCTTCTTCGGGAGCAAGATTACCTCCTTTCTGTAAATAAAAATGTTAAACGAAATATTTTAGGAGCAAAGTCAGTACCTAGTGTAAAGATGTATATTAGTACCATAATTTTCGGGCTTTTTCATTGGTATTTCGTTTTGATTATATACATTTGTATCAGTCAAACAAATAACAATGAAAGTCATAAACTCACAAACAATTTTTTACCTAACCAAAATGAGTAAGGTATTTATATTAGTACAAAAAATAATTTCGTTATGGAACTAACAATCATTAAGACAAACATTAAAGAGGAATACGGCAAAAGTGGTAAAAATTATGCTTCACTGGTCTGTAAGGGACAAGAAGTAGGATTTATAAATGAGTTCGGAATTTTCCTAAAGATTTATAACCCTAATGTTAAAACAGGCGTATATAACCGTGTAGATTTACAAGAAAACAATTTCGTTAAATTGTGTCAATTTGTCGAAAAGAATTGGAGAGCAATATATGACAGATTTGACCTATTGCTTAAAAAGCAATAATCTCTCCATATTTTTGGAGTCGAAAACTAAATAGATCCGAGTGAAAGGTTAGGTTTATTGTTTGACGTGTTTGAGCCGGGGTGACGCCCGGCTTTCCTTTTTTATGTATCATCAATTTCAATTTTTACCCTGAAATCCGCTTCTCTCAAAACTATATATATTCCATTATAATTATATATAAATCAAATAATTAATTATTATAATGGACTGTAAGGATGTATATAGTTACCATAATTTAAATGGATCGTGTAAAGATGTATATTAGTACTATAAGAAAAGCCCGGTATAAAAACCGGGCTTATCAAGACCAACCGAAACAATGAACCATTGTTTAGAAGCCCTAATTTACAAAATTTATTGTTTAAATGTTTGATTACGCCTGCGACGTTCGCAGGCAGTAATAGCCGGGTAACGCTTGTTTGAAATGTATTTCAGGAAGCGGAACTGAAACAGTTTTCTCTTTTTAAGATAATTGGGATTAGCTTCGTTATAGATAGCTTCCGTCTCGAAACAAATATTCTTATAAGCCTTGTCGTAAGGAGGGAGAGCGATCTCAATAAGCCAACATAACACATAAACGATAAAAGGTATAACCGGAGTACCCAAAAGCCACCACCAGGATACATTAAGAAGCCAGCACCCGGCTATCATTAGAATGATCGATGTAAGCCAGATTTCAGTCTGTTGGTAGGCGTGAATTGTTTCATGGCGATAGAAGGAATCGTCAAGAGCCGGGTGATTCTTGTATTCCTTTCTGATCCATAAAATGAAGATTGTCATCATCGCCATAAACCCCTTGAAAGGAATAATGGAGTTGTAAATTACAAGAGGAAAGCGTCGACGTTGAGTCTGAACTTTCAACGTTTCATTCTTAGACGTTTTTACGTCTTCATTCTGGTTTGTCTTAAATTTTTCCATATTGATTCAGATTTAATTATAGCACAAAATTACAATTCGTAATCCTTACAAATTTTCTCGAGTTCGGGGGGTGTCACGGGACGTACCTTGACAAGGTTGTAAAAGTCCAAATCGGATTGTTTAACAGGGAACGGCAAGCATGTTCTCCCCGTCATTGACTTATAACACCGTTCTTCATCGTCACGATAAAGTAGTACATCTGGAGTGTCAGCTTCTACAAAGATATCATCGGTATAAGCGTACATGAAATCTTCCCACTCCTCTTCTAGACCATTAGAGCCATCATTTTTTAATGGTGAGGTAGTAGGTAGTTTAGGGTTAAGAAATTCCTCTAAAGAGCCCGTTTGAGGACTTAAATGTAATTTTTGAAGCCTTCCACCGGGGGTATCTTCAGGTGTAAGGTCATCAATCTCTTTCATCAGGTGTTTTTCTCTGACAATATAATCATTAATTTCTCTTTCAAGCTCACGGATGTGTCTGTCTTTAAACAATATTTCCTTTTTGAGGCGGTCAATTTCCGCTTCCAGGGTGATTATTTTAGATTCAATGGTTTTCATAATAAATTTGATTAAAACCATTTAACAAAGGATTCTTTGCAAATCCATCAAAAAAGTGTAATATACACAACGAAGCAAAATAGGCATTTAACTGAAAATTCAGTTTATTCACTTCATCTTCTTTTTAAGAATTTTGAATTTGATTGAAATTACTTTTGGCCTTCCAACTCGTTTTTGTTCATATACGGGTTCATAAGATATGATAATAGAATCATATGGATTTTCAGCCAACTTTTCTACAAATGGGTTCAAGATTTTTTCTTTCAGTTTAAAGAAATCATAGTCTGGAACATTAAAGTTACTTTTAAAAGTGCTTATTTTCAGGGTAAATTCTTTTTTTGTTCTATTGGAACATACCAATCTATATAGTCTCTGACGAAGAGCCGTTCTCATATGTAAAGAAGCTAAAACATTGAAAAAACAACCTCCAACACCAATTCCAAAATATAGAAGATATCTCAATGATATTGCTGAAAAATAGCATCGTATGAACGGAGCTTTATCTTCAATAGAAGAAAACAGCGGAAAACTGATTTTAGTAGAATCTGCATCATTTGACAAAACTAATCTTTTTTCTTGTATGTTTTCGAATTTCTTAAAAACCCATGCATACCCCATTTTAGATAAATCTGACGATCGAAACTCAATGTAAGGTTCGTTATCTTTATCAGTAAAAGATAACTCGCTACAAATTTCCTTTAAAGGTTTTTCAAATGCATTTATATCTGTTTGCATACTCTTAAACAATTTTCCCCAGGTAAGCGAAAAGATATTTTCTTCAAAATCGTCATATCTTCGGCTGCATGTTATGAACACATGAGGTTCAATCCCATCAATTTTTACTGAATTCATAGTTTATAATTTTACGACACAAAAATAATAAATTTAATTTAACCCCACAATAAACACCTCAATAATCAAATGCAGGGCGGACATAACTAAATTTGTCAAGACGCCCGCTGGGGGGTGTTTATCGGCCCCGCTGGGGGGTGTTTATGTTTCTATATTTAGGAGAGAACATCCGGAATTTCGGCCCCCTATAAAGTAATGGTATATTATGAATTGAGTTTATTGTAATACTTCGTATTACTCTATTAGTTATTATTCACTACGTTCATAATAACACGAAAATTATATTTAAAATTTTCTTAATAGAGTAATACTTCGTAATACGAGAGGACGGACGAGCCGTCCTCAAAATTTTATTAGGAGAATTAAGAAAAGAGAAACCTGTTCCCTGATCACCCCGTATTACAATCACAAACGTTTTACAATTATCAGCCATAATTTAGATGGGATTCGTCCTGCGTATTTTCTGTAAAGGCATTCAGGTTTGTTTAGAGTTGTTTCATTTAGGTTTGTTTTTGTGTATTTTTACAGTGAGGGCAGTGGAGAGCTCCGGCTCTCCCTCAAGCCCAAAATTAGTTCCTGAAGATTTCGTTCTTTAAATGATTAGAGTAAATTTGTAATTTTACTCCCAGAAAAATTTAAAAGAAGATTGCTATGGACACTAAAAATCAAAAGAGAGTTCCTTTGTCACAATTTGAAGCAGTAGCTGCCGCAAATGGATATGAAGTTTTTACCAAAGAAAAAATCGCTGATTACGCTCGTGAAAACCTTATGAAGAGCCGGGCTGGTCGTTTATCCCAGGAAGAGAAAGATGTTTTCACTACTGATATGATGTATCTTCAGAAGGCTGTCGTTTCTGACGAAAACGGTGAAGACGTGGTTCTCTACTTTCGTAAAGAGCAGGTGGCTTGGGAAAAATCTGAAAACGGTGTATTGATGAAAGGTCTTGAAGGTGTATATCTTGACACCCCCGAAAATCGACGTTTGAAACGAGTAGGTGAAGCCTATTCCCCTTCTTCCGATTTTATGAAATCTTTATTTGTGAATGGAGCTGATGAGGAGTTGATGAAAGCCCTCCAAACAGGTCACTACGCTGATACCCCTGCAAATCAGAAATTGGGACGCGTTGGTGAACCTTTTGCTAAAAGTTACGAAAGCAAACAAGCCGTTCACGAACGTGAAGAAAAGACAAAAGAACGCTTGGGTGGTGTAAAGGGTGATGAGAAACTTCATGAAGACGCTAAACACCCCGGTCACGAAGAGGACGAGGATAAAGACGAGGTGGAGAAGCGTGAGCGCAAACTCAAAGAACGTGAGGGCGGAATTAAAGGGGACGAGAAATTACATGAGGAATCTGAAAAACGCAAAAAGGACTGACCCATGCAAGATTTGATAATGAAATCAGTAAATAAACACTACTTCTCTGAAGGCGAACGTAAGAAGTTAGCTAAGGAAGACGAGGCGATGCTTGATGGCTCTTTTCCCATTCGTAATACCCAGGATTTAAAGGACGCTATACGTAGCGTTGGACGCGCTAAAGACCCTGCTGCTGCGAGGCGTTGGATTAAGAAAAGGGCACGTGAATTAGGCGAAACGGATTTGTTACCTAAAGATTGGAAATAATTCGAATAAATTACGGATTATTCATTTGAAATCTAACAAATGAGTTTATATTTGTAGTGTCAAACTTAAACAATTAAATCATGGGAAACTTAATAGAAAATAGGATTATTTTTGATCTTAATAAAGCCCGTACTGGACGTTATGAGGATAACTCTAAAAACAGGAGATTACACCGTGTAGGTCAAGAGTATGGAAATAAAGGGGGAGAAAAGGAAGATGAGAAGTCGTCTGAAAAGAAAGACGACAATTCTCGTATTATTCAGGCTCTTGAATCTAAGATAGAGCAAATGAAGAAAAACAAACATATTTTCGTTGAGCAAGGTGGAGAAGTCCGTTACAATCGTGCTTTGGAAACCTTACAGAGCAAGTTGGATTCTGCAAAAGGGGAAGAAAGAAAAGAATCGGTTCGTGATAAAGCTTCAGAAAAGAAAGAGAAGACCGATTCGGATTATGGGAAGGTGAATGAAGCTTCTAGGAAAACAGAAGGAAAATCTGAAGATGGTAGTGATTTGAGAAGTGATTTCAAAAACAAATTTCTTGAAAACCCAGCCTTAGCTTTGACATATAGCACACTTAGTGATCATGGAACATCTAAAGATGATTTAGTTGGGAAGGAAGTTGCTAAACAGGTTATTGGAAACAAAAAGTTTAAAGAAAAATTCCGAAAGGAACTATCAGCACTTGGATACGCTAAGTATCTTGGGCTTACTCCATACAAATACGAAAGTACAGGTTTTGCCGATAATTTAAAAGACTTCTCTTCTAAAGAGATAGCAGAAAAATTGAATGTTAAGGACGGTGAAACTAAGGAATTTTCGTTGAAAGATTCTTTTATTAGAACCCCTGGGATGGGGAATGGTTCTTTATTTTCTTATGATAAGATGATAGTTTCTATGAAGAACGGAAGACCCACCGTTACATTATCCGGAAAGTACCAAAGTGGCTACAAAGATAATGAAATAAAAGATATAAAGGAAGGTATCGGGGTTTTGAGTAAGAATCAAAAAGAAACTGTTTTGAATCTTATCGAGGATAAAGCGTCTGAAGCAGGTGATGGAAAGGCTGAAGAAAAAGAACCCTTTACCCGTGTAAAGTTCGACGATCTTCCTAATAGTGGAAAGGTGAATCTTAAGAAATACCTGTCAGGGAAACGTCGTGAGAAGATTGACAGTCAGTGGAAGGATGCTGGAAAGATTTCTGATGCTGATCTTAAGAAGATGGAAGCCGGGTTGGTGAAGAAGTTTAATGACAGTTTTGATTCCTCTTCTAAGTCTCAACGCGCCGAAGACCTGTACAACATTATGAAAGTTAAGGGAGAGTTACAAAAACGAGGTAACGAGACTAAAAAAGACGGAAAAACCAAAAGTCAAGAAAATTCGAAAGAAAAATCTATGGTAATGAATATATCTGATGACGATTTGAAAGTAAATAGTTCCCTAAAATCGTCATCAAAAAGACGAGCTGTTCTTAAAAAAAGTATATAAAATCATAAATGATATTTATGGTGATAATGGGTATAGGTTAGAAAATGGGGAATTAAATCCAGAATGGTATGAATCAAATAATTATCTTTTTAACAGGGCATCTAAGATAAATAACTTATGAGGTTGATAAATTAGTTTATTTATGCCTCTCTTATTTGTATATTTGTATCTGAATTATTGGAATTAAGAATTTAATTAAAATGACATGAAAAAATATGTTTATTCAAAAGGAGCCGAGCTCGTAACAGTTGAAACTGATGGCTTAGGAACCATCAATAACTTTATGGTAACGGCCGTTATCGGGGAAAATTACGGGGGATTGGTTCACTCCGGATTAGCATTTAAAATGGGGGATGAAGTGAATATAGCTGAAATGTTGAATGCAGCTAAACGCTGCGAATGTAAAGTAGAATGTTATGAAGGAAATAAACTGATTGTAAACGAATCGGTTGATTTTACTTCCGGAGAGCCAGCTTTTGTGGGTGAAGTTTCCGGGCTGAGTCTGGGGGTTGCTTACGACGAAGCAACATACAACGCTGTTGTTCCGGCTTCGTATCGCGAAACGTACGATTACGAGGCTTCTAAGGAAGCGTTACCTTGGTTGGTCGCCATATTTAACCGTACAGGAGATGCTGAAACTTCTATGTCTGTGCAGGTATTTGCGGATGAAACCCCGCTTGAAATCCGTAATGTCCCGGAAAGCGTTGGAACGGTTAATCCGGAAAACCCAACAGTTCTCACTACCAAGGCTAAATCTTACCTGATGTTTGACATTGTGAAGGATTTAGGTATCCTTGAGCCTGAGAAGGTAACTTGGTTCACTGTTCAGTGTTTGTACGGTGGCAGAATTTATGCTGCCAAACAGTATGTAACCCCTGGAACGATTTAATATGAGTCGGAGAAGACGTCCACAGCAAAATAATTCAATGGGAGCCAGTAACCTGGCTCCCATGGATAGTCTTGACGGACTGTCTCTTCATGATCTCCAAATTATGGCTCAGGCAGCTCCGATTGCCTTACGTAATCGAATCCAAAAATCGTTACAGTCTGAGTCCTTTGAGGAAGTCATGAAAGCACAGGCATTTTTGGCTGAGCAGCAAAAACATGGGCGAAAACTTCCTCAGCCAGATATTAAATCCGTTTTGTGGAATCCTAGTGAAATAGGGTTTACTGGAAAGGGTTATCGCGATCCTAATAATGGGGTGTCCTTTAATACGTTGAATCGTATGGGGGATATCTTTATCATTAAAGCTGTTATTAACACACGAATTGAGCAGGTTCAGAATTTCCTGAAGTACAGTAACGACGATCAGAAACCTGGATATAAAATTCGCTATAAACAAAGCCCGACTTCTTTAGGGGATGATGCTTCGAAGCAGGAGTTGTCTAAGGAAGATATGAAGAAGGTCGAATATATCGTAAAGTTTTTGGAAGAAGGCGGGGAAAATGAAAAATGGGATTGTGAAGATAATTTCCAAGAATTTACACGAAAAGTTCTGAATGATTCATTGCGTCTTGACCAATTATGTTTCGAGGTGGTTCGTGCTCGTAATTTATCGTTAAAAAAGTTTCGTGCGGTAGATGGAGCATTAATACGTCAATTAGATACGAATGATCCACGACATACCCAGATGTTTGAACAGTTTCGTTGGCATGGTTATTTGCCTCGTTATGCTATGGTTTGGGATGGTCAAATCATTCGACACCCAGTAACTGATGAATATGTTGCATTTTATCCATGGGAACTTGGGTACGGTATTCGAAACAAATCTTCTAATGTGTTGCGTAACGGGTACGGGTGCAGCGAGCTTGAAACCTTGTTGGAAATTGTGACGTGGGTACTTTGGGGTATGCAGTATAATGGAAACTTTTTTAAGCAAGGTAGCCAGCCGAAAGGTTTTATTAACGTAAAGAATGGGAATATCGACCAAGGTACTTTGAACGAGTTTCGGCAGGATTGGAAGCAGACAATGAGTACTGTTTACAATTCACACAAAATTCCGGTCATCCAAGGAATCGATCTTGAATGGATTGATTTACAGCAGACGAATCGGGATATGGAATTTACGGAGTGGATTAAGTTCTTGATGGTTTTGGTTTGCAGTGTGTATCGAATGGATCCCTCGGAGTTAGGCTTTCAGTTTCAGGATACTGCTCGCGTGTTTGGTCAGGATGGTCAAAAGGAACGGTTGGATCACTCAAAGCAAAAAGGACTGACCCCACTATTGATTTTTTATCAAAACATTTTGAACAAGTATATCATCAGTGAAATCGATGAGAGACTTGAATTTGTGTTTACAGGGATAGAAATCGAGGATGAAGCAGCTCAGGTAGATTTAGACGTGAAAAAGATTCAAAACGGCTTTATTTCACTTGAGGATGCTTTTGAGAAGTACTCTGGAAGAAAATTCAACCCGGATAAGGACACAATTCTTAATTCGGTTTATCAGCAAGCTCAAAACGCAAAGATGATGGGCGGAGATTTCATGAATCAGGTTGCTGATGAAGAGGGCGGTGAAGAGACCAGTACGGGTGATAAAGAATTTGATTCTATGCTGTCGAAATCTGCTGATAATCCTATCTTAGGAAAAGCGTTTGAATTCATTGACAATCAACTATCTAAAAAGTAATGGATATTGTTAAACCAAAGAGTCCACCTATCCACCATCATGTTGATCCAGTACGTTACCCCCGTATACAAGGTCAATACGAGGCGAAGGCGAAAGAGGCTTTTAAACTGGGAGAGTTGTTTGAGAACTTGGTAAAAACAATGGTAGAGATCGTAAAAGAGAAGAATAAATAATGTTATTTACAGCAACTGAAATACAAAGAATTCTTTCCAATATCGACTTCACAATAGCAAAGTTAGTTGCGGAAACGTTAGGTAAAGAGTACCTGACTAGGGATGATATTGATTTGCTGAAAAAACGGGGGGTTGATTTAGTGAAGTTGATACCAAGGTTTCCTTCTCATTTGCAGGCCTTCCTATTTGGTCGCGTTTCGGCTGCTATTGGCACCAAAGGTAGTTCCCGGATGACTTACTCCGAGTTTATTAAATTTTTGGCTAAAATGGGTGCTTTTGCCCCTACAACCGCCGAAATGGAGTTTTATAAGATAGCAGCCAACAAAACGTATATGCACATTAAAGGTTTGGGTGAACGATTTAAGAACGACGTTCGTGCTTCTATTGCTTCTGAGGAATTGAATTTTTTAGCTGCTAAAAAAGCCTCAGAAACAAGAAAAGTCATTCATGACGAAATTCTTGATGGAACATTTGAGCGTCGGGCGGTGAAGAAAATAACTTCTAATATCGCTCATCAAATGAACGATTGGAGAAGAGATTGGGGGCGTATCGTTGAGACGGAGTGTCAAGACGTGTATAATTTAGGGCGTGCCCAGTTTATTTTGTCTGAAAACCCGGAATCGAAAGTATATTTTGATGTATACCCCGGTGCGTGCAGGCACTGTATCCGCCTGTACCTAACAGGTGGAATTGGAAGTAAACCTCGAGTTTTTAACCTCCAGGAATTGCTAGCTAATGGGACAAATTATGGGGTGAAAGCAAAGGATTGGAAGGCAACGATACATCCTGTCCACCCCTTTTGTAGATGTGATTTAAGAGAGCTTCCACTTGGGTACGAATGGGACGAGGAAACTCATCAATTTGTTCCTCCTAAAAATTACCAGCGTCAAGTGGAGCGAAAAGGAAAGGTAAAGATAACTATTGGAGAAAGAGAATATACTGTATAAAAATGATAATCATGAATCTAAGAAAAATTTTGGGGTTACAGACAGCCCAGGAAAAAATTTCTGAATATCGGGAACTGAAACGACAACTTTCTTCAATGAATGCAATAGGGAAACAGTTGTCAGACAGGTTTATGATACAGAAATCAATCATTGACGATGTTGACTCGTTACCAGATGAACGACGAGGAGAAGTGTTTTCGAGGTACAATGACTTCTTGAAAAGTCACCAAAAGGAAGTGGCTAAGGCGATGAACGATCGTGATCGTATTGTGAAGTCTATTGAGCGTTTGCGTTCAGATGATGAAATAGCAGAAGCCATTCACAACATCGACACTATTGATGACGCGACGGAATATTATCGTCATGGTAGACTTAAAAAACAAGCATACTTTGACATAGTGAAGTCACTGTCGGGTGAGCCTACGAAATATGCTGATGTGATTGCACGAGGTGCTGATGGGCGAATTTTAATTCTTCACCGCGTTGATGGATTTGTTCCAACTGGAATGGTTTGCTTACCGGGTGGGCATGTTGATCCGGGAGAAGATTTTCAGACGGCTGCCCTACGTGAATTGAAGGAAGAAACAAATCTTGACCCTATTCCTGGGAAAGGAATAGTTGAATTGGGCGAATACAGAACCGATGATGCTTACATTAAGTATTACGAAGTAATTGTGGATTCAAATCAGCCTGTAACAGTTGATGCTTCTGAACATTGTTTTTCAGAGTGGATAGAGGTTCCGGAAATGAAGATCAAACCGTTCATTTTTGACCAAGGTGCTATTGCGATGAATCTGTTGTTGAAGCCACATGAAATTACAGCCATAGAGCCTCTAATGAAGGCAGTAGAGGAAGGTAGAATGTCTCCCGAAGTGTTTGTAACAAGTTTCAGGTCTTGTTTAAAGAAAGCAATGGACACTGAAGATGAAGAGCCCTTAATACCTGAATCTATGGATGGTGAAACAAAAGAGCCTCTGAAAAGAAGAGCTTTGTTTAAAGCCCGTGATCCTCAACGTTGCATAGATAAAATTATGAAAGCTATCAGCGGTCATAACCAAGTGAAGGTTGTTGATGATTTTACTTTTGCTTCCCCCGTACAGGTGTATGAGGTAAATTATCAAACCCCACCGGAAAACAATCGGCTGACTCAGGTTGAAGTAATATATTCGGGGGATGATGTAAACATGGAACAGTTGCTCGAGAAAATGAAGTTTGGTCTGTTAGCTGGGTCAATTTCTGTCAAGACACCTCACGAAGAATTTATGTCTGTAAACGAGAACGGAACTGATTATGTCGGTGATCCCGTATTTGTGGATTTCTGAAATGATTTGTAATTTTGTCAAAAATTTAAGAAGATGAATGATTTGACCTCAAACAATTTTAATTTTTGGTTGCCCATGGATTTAGAAAAATCAGGGGCTGCTGAATATCCACGTGGTGACGAACGTAGGTATGAGGATATGGTGTTTGAGGGGATAGCAAGTGATGATAGTAAAGATTATCAGGGAGACTCTATGGAACCGAACGGTTTCCAGATTGATTACTTTTTGCGTCATGGCTTGTTTAATCTTGATCATTTGACAACACGGGCAAAAGAACTGAAAAGTAGGTTTTGGATTGGTGAACCTATTGATGGGAAAATCATAAACAATAAGTTTTGGGTGAAGGGACGACTCTGGTCTGAGTCGCCCGAAGCTCGAGCTTTTTGGGACAAAGCTATTGAAATGCGTGAAAGTGGTTCATCGCGTAAACCCGGTATGTCTATTGAAGGAAGAGCATTAGAAAGAGATCCTAAGAACGAAAAACATATCACAAAAGCTGTTATAAACAATATAGCACTGACTTTTACTCCGGTAAATTTCAATTCGTATATTGATTTCGTGAAAGGTATACAAAGCCAGGACTTTATTCCTACAGATGGAGTTTCGCTTGGTAATCTTTCAAAAAGCGTCATGTACGAACAAATCGTAGGAAATAAACGCATTGTAATAGATGCTAATTTTAACATACGAGAAGAACGTATTTGACGACTCATTTTTATGAAAAGAAATTTTGTAATAATTTTAAACCAGAAAAATTGAACGATTATGTTTGAATTGACAGATGAACAGAAAAACGACGAACTCGTGAAGTCATTGCTTGACAGTGGCTTTAGCGAAGATGTGGTTGCTGGTTGGATTAAATCCGGAGCAGTGACTATTGAAAAGTCGACCCAATATGGTCCCGATGACCATGGAGAAGGCGATGGGGACGACGATGATGAAAAGCGTGCCGATAAAGGTACAAAGAAACGTAAGAAGGAAGACGACGAAGAAGGTGAGGCTAAGGATGCTGAAGACGCCCGCGAAAAAGATTTCAAAAAAGGAAAACATTGCGACGGAGACGACAAAGAACAGTTGGCAAAATCTTTAGGTATTGACGATTTGATGAAGTCTTTGAGTAATGACATTTTGGGGCAGGTAGACGACAAAAATGAAGAATTTCTGAAATCAATTCCGGCTGCTATCGAAAGAGCTTTCGAACCTATTTTGGATAAGATTGAAAAATCTTTGGACGGTATGCGTCAGGCAATTGTAGCTTTTGGAGACAAGGCTCCTTCTTTTAAAGGTGCGGACTTGAATAAGGCTTTGATTCAGAAAAGCATTGAGAACGGCGGGGGGGCAAAAGACGAAAACGGAAAGATGGCATTGAGCGTTACCCGTGACCGGGCAGTTGTGAGAGAATTGATTCTGAAATCAATTGAGGAAGAGGCTGATCCCGAGATTCAGAAATCTTTGAGGATGAATACCACTGCCTACGTAATGGACCCGGTTGAGGGAGCTATTGGCGAGCCTGCGGCAAAGTATTTCTTTGAAAAGAAAGGTGTTCGTTTGGTGAAATAATTTTGTAATAAACTATAAAATAATACAATACAATGGACTTATTTAATTACAGTGGGACGGAGAATGCTAGCCCGTTCGAAAGTATGTCCTCAGATGAACTTCTGAAGGCGATGGAAGCTGGCTTGATGACTGGTATGCAGTACGACAACCAGCTCAATAATGGTGGTGGTTTGAAACCGGAATCTTTGGATTACGTGTTAAAAAACCTGGAAAACCGTTTGGATCAGTTGGTATTCTGGAATGAACTTAATCGTCAGAGAATTGAGAACACTGTTCACCAATACAACCAGTTGTATAAATACGGTCAGGAAGTAGGTATTTTCAACCAGGAAGGTGAAACCCCGACTGAAACCGACTCTGTTTACAGACGTAAATCTATCGTTGTGAAATTTACGGGTGTAACTGGTCAGGTAACTCACCCCGGTATGATCGTTCGTACGGTTGTTGGCAGTTTGTACACTAAGGAAGTTGAAAACAAGACTATCCTGTTACAGACTATCCTGGACAAAAAGGTTATCGATGCAAATTCAGCGAAAGTTCCGGAAGAGTTTGACGGTGTGTTTGCTCAGCACGTTGAGGGTATCAACGATATCACTGGTGGAATGCTGGGTAAAACTTCAGAACAGGTTTTGGATGCTTATTTCGGAGACGTTGCCGTATTGAATGCAAACGGTCATGTTCTGAATGATGCTTTGGTTGAAGATGCAGCACAAGCCGTTGTAAATGACCGAAACGGTTTGATTGACCGTATCGTTTCTTCTCCTATTGTATTCAATAACTATGTGAAACTCTTCCACGAGTCAAAACGTGTGATTGTTGGAATGGAAGGTGGAGTTACCGGGGCAACTATGGGTCAGTCTGTGAACAATATCACTACCCAATTTGGTAAAGTTGCTATTAAAGTTGACAAATTCTTTGACTGGAATGCTCCTATTAAATTGAGCCGGGGCAAAACTTCTGACAAAGCACCGAACGCTCCTGTTAAGGACACTACCGCACCCGTAACAGTTGCTGTTGATGCAAAAACCCAGTTTGGAACAGAACATGCTGGAAATTATCTGTATGCTGTTACTGCCAAAAATCGTTATGGAGAATCAGAGCCGACTTTGTTGACCGATGCCGATCAGGCAGTTGGGGCAACTCAGTCTGTAACTTTGAAATTTTCCGCTGCAAATTCTTCAGCATATCCGGAAACCTGCTACGTGATCTATCGTACAGAAGTGAACCCGATGAGCAAAGACGTTGCTGACTTTTATCCGATTTTCGAAGTAAGCCGTACAGAAATGGCTGCTGGTTGGGACGGTGCTGATCCGGGAACAATCCACGATCGTAACCGTTGGATTGCTGGAACCAAATCAGCTTTGGTTTATTTCAACGGAAGTGAAATGATTGAGTACCTGGAACTCGGTGGTACGATGAAACTGGATTACGCTATTGTTGGTCCGAGACGTTCTTTCTCTGTCCTTAATTACGGAACTCCGGTTGAGTATATGCCGGGTAAAATTGCTCGTATCGTCAACATTGGTAGAATCGGGATGCCAACCGTGTAAGGTTATAAACCGTATAATTGGTAAGAAACGGGGTGGGGTGGATACCCTGCTCCGTTTTTGTTTAATTAAAAACATAAAAGATTATGAAACTTTATTCAAGAAAAACCGGAACAAAAGTTGTAAACATTAATGGTCAGAAAGTACAGTTCGTGAACGGCGTTGCCGAGGTTGAAGATGACTTTGGTGCCGAAGTTTTAAAACTGGGGTTACCGGAAATGTACGAGTACGGAAAGCAACCTGCCTTTGTGACTCCTAAGGAGGTTCAGATGAAGTCTGATTTTAAAGACAGGGAAGATTGGTATAAAAGAGAGTTGGAGCGTATTACAAATGTAAAGGAAGCCCGTGAAGCTGAGGTAAAGAAGCTCAAAACCGAAGTTGAAATGTGGAAGCAGGAGTACCAAAAAGAACACGATTTGAGAGTCGCTTTAGCGTCTGGTACAGCATCTGAGGCTAAAGCCGAAGCTATTCCTTCGGTACAGGAAGAAAAGTCGTTAGAGAACCCAAAAGAGGAAACAACGGCTACTCAGGAAGATTCAGATTTGAAGGCTGAATTGGAAAAGATGAAAAAAGACGAACTGATTAAGTTCGGTGAAGAAAGTGGCTTCGATATGTCTGAAATTAAAAATCAGACAAAAGCCGAGATTGTAGAATTTTTGCTTAATTCTTCAAAAGAGTAAAAGATGGGACAGCTAACATTGACGATGAAATATCGTAAAAACGAGGGGTTGCTATTATCTCCGACTGAAATGTTTTCTTTATACCTGTATGGAATCAAAATACAGGCTGGAGATGGAACTGCTTTCAGTACTGAAAGTATGAGATTTTATATACAAGCAGCCCAGCAAGAGATAGAGAATTTTTTCAATCTGAAACTTGTTTACCAATTCATCGCCCTTGAAAAGCTGACTTTCTATAGAGCTGATTATTGGCAAAGTTTTCCTATTTTGTTTACGAACTATCCAGTCAACAAACCTATATCGTTGACTGGACGGTTCAATCAGCTTGAACAAATAAGTTATCCAACTCAATGGTTGACGAATACTCAAAACAGTTACGGGCAATATAAACGCCGTGTATCAATTGTTCCGACAGGGACTGCGGTAGCGACCGCAAATGCGGAAGTGATACTAAGCGGTCTGACCACCCAATTAGGAAGTCAGCACTTCCTAATGATTCCGGATTATTGGGATTTACAATATATTACAGGTTTTAAACTTGATCAAATTCCTATGGACTTGATCAACTTAACTGGAAAGTTAGCTTCATTTGGACCATTAGGTATCGCCGGAGACTTGATTCTTGGAGCAGGTATAGCCAGTCAATCTTTAGGGGTTGATGGTTTGAGTCAATCGATTAGTTCGACATCATCTGCTACCAATGCCGGGTACGGAGCAAGGCTCGTACAATACGAGAGAGAGATTAAGGCGACGATACCTCGTATTAAATTGGTTTATGATGAAGTGAAACTTTCAGTACTGTAATTATGATGAGCGTCCTATGAGCCTTGAGGATATTTATATTGAAAAATCGTTTAAATACATCAGGAAAGTTCCTGATGGAAAGGGTGGTTGGAAATACATTTATGAGGAACCCATGAGTAAAAATAAGAAGCAGGGTGGATTTGGGGAAATATTTGACGGGTATAAAGGTAAGCCGAAGAAAGCATTTGATAAATTGCTGAGAGAACGCCGGGGTCAATGTCAAAATGTGTGTGAAATTTATTTACCTGTTTACATTGACGAGGGGGATGGCTTTAAAATTATAAAAGATAATAAAACGAACAAGCCGATTCTTGCTAAAACAAGTATTGATTTTGTGTGGGGTGATAAGAATAGAAATGTAGGGCTAGAGCACATTATTGATGATCATTATGTTATTCATGATGATTTTGATTCAATAGAGGAACTTCAGAATACAGTTATTGATGAACTGTTACGAATAGATTATTTTGATAAGAACAATAAAGAAGCCGCCCCTAATCGTGTTCGTGGGAATGTTGGTTTTAGAATAATTACTCCTTCTGGGCAAAAATTTGTTTTTGCTGTTCAGAAAGATAAGGATAGCAGGGGGAACATTCTTGTAAGACATTTCATTTTAACCTCCTACGATAAATCAACTCCAGAAGTTGAAAATTCAAAGGAAGAACGTGAAAGACGTCAAAAGATATTTGACAGTTATGTAAAAGAAAAACCGAAGCGATGAACTCCGGCTTTTGTCATTGTAACGGCTGTTAGCTTTGAATTTCCTACCTTCAACAATTGAAGACCGACACGGGGCGAACAGTTAAACAGTAAGCGGTACTGAAATTCTGTTACTGTAACCTTTTGACATTACAAATATAAAACGTATTTTTGTATAAACAATGAAAACAAGATAAAATTCGGGAATATGTCAAATAATCGTAACATACAGGATTCAGCCCCTCAATCTATGTATGGTCAGCCACAGGTAAGTTTTAGACCAAATGATTTTTCGGCAGTTATATGGGCACATGGATATGATATTATTTGCGAAAAGGCTGTTCGGTGTCCGTGTCAGGGTAACGGGGATTCCCCTTTACCAAGTTGTCAGAATTGTCATGGCTCAGGATATTTTTACATTAATCCATATCGGACGAAAGCCCTGATTACTGGGTTAAATCGTGATACTCAATATACTCATTGGGCTCCTGAGTTGATGGGTACAGCAGCTATAACAGTGCGTGACCAGGATAAAGATTATGTGTCCTACTTTGATAGGATAACTGTAGAGGATGAATATGCTTCGTTTACAGAGATGGTAGAAGCTCGGCTGATGGTAGGTGAGGAGGTTGCTGTTTTTCTTTCATACGCGCCAATAGAGGTGAGTGCGGTGTATTTGTTTAAAGCTTCAGACGAGCCGTTAATTTTGCTTGATAAGACTACTTATGAAATAGTTCCGGATAATCCTTATTGTATAAGGTTTGAGCCGGGTAATGTCGCTGAGGGGGACGGAGTTTCAGTTTTGTATAAACATCGCGTGGAATATCACATCATAGATATTCCTCATGAAATTAGAGCTTCCCTACAAACTAATAAGCAAACAGGAGCATTTGAAGTGATAAAGATGCCGATACAAGCTGTTGGAAGGAGAACTCATCTGATAGATGTTCAGCGTCCTAACTATGATGGAAGTGGAATAATTTATAACGATTATGATTCCAATTCACATTGATTTGAGTGAAGTTGTTGAGGAATTTGCGCTTACTGGCGATCAGGCTCAAGAACTCGGTGCTGAAATAATCAACCGGGTTGTTGTCGAGTACACTAACAAATGGGAGAATTTAGTTAATAAAGGATTACGTCAAACACGTAAACTGTATAAGAAAGCAATGTATGTAGACCGTATAAGTCCAACAGAAGTTGTTTTTGGATTACAACCGGGTGATGATGGATTGGCTTTGTCTCTTGAAGAAGGAAAGCCTCCTTTTGACGAAAAGATAGGGTTTGCTTCTTCATCGAAGCGCAAAGTTAAAATGGGTGGGGGGTGGTATCTTACGATACCTTTCAGGTATTCGACACCGGGTGCAGTAGCGGAGTCGGATATATTCCAAGGTAGGTTGACGAAGGAGATTTATAACTTGTCTAAGCAGAATCAAGGGAGGCCTTTACAGAAAGGTCAGCTTCCTTCTGTTTACCAACAGCTAGGAAAACGAAAAGAAATACAAACGGCTAATGTTGTAATTCCTGAGTATGTTCACAAATCCCCCAAATATCAAGGGTTAGTAAAATTAGATATTTCTTCTACTGAAAAAGAAACAAGAAGCGGATACTTTACATTTAGACGGGTAAGTGATAAGAGTGAGCCATTGAGTTGGATTCATCCAGGATTTTCCGCTCATAAATTTATGGATAAAGCACTTGATTCGGTTCAGGTTGAAGTTGTAGCAGATATGGCGATCGATACATTTTTAAAATCATTGCAATGATAACAATAGCAAGAATAAAACAAATCGTGGATGGGCTTCTAGCTTATGTTGAATACGATTTCAATAGTGTTCCTGAGAATGAGACGTTGTTATATCACATGTTCTATGGAACGCGAGATGGTAAATTTGATTTCTATGAACAGGCGAAGGAAATTTTCTTAAGGAAGAACACAAGCCCAAGAAAGATAACTACACGTATGGAATATCCTCGTGATAAAAGCCATATGCCGTGTATTATTATTAGAGAACCAGGACGTGGTTCAGGAGAAATTGACCCACTGGGTGGATTTGGTGATCCTGTTCCGGATCAATTTGGAAGTTCCGGTTATGAAAGGGAAGGATTTCGGGAATCAATTCTGTCCGAAATTAACATGATGTGTTTTAGTGATAACATGTTAGAATCGACCTTGATAGGAGAGGTTTTATATACCTTGTTAGTCGGGGCTAGAAATACATTGGAACATGAATTTACAAAATTCGATTTCAGTGCGAATGAATTGATTGCGGAAAATTCGCTGTTTCCTACACCTATTTTGATAAAGAATGTTTCTTTGTCGATTGAAGACACTGACAGGTATGCTTCGATTATTAGACCAGAGTTGATAAGCCATTTTATCATAGAGGATGCTATCCCAATAGGAACTGATCCAAATTGGAAGCCTCCTACTCCTGATAAATACTTTGTGTTTGCTCACCCTTATGTTTGGTTAAGTGGAGAAGATAACGTAGCAGAAAATACTATATTTTCAAATACTGATTGGGTGTTAGCTGTTGGTGATGATGAACTATTTGAGTTTGGAAAACCGTTCGTTTGGCTTGACGAAATAACAAACAAAGGAGATCAAGAAATTGAGTCTCAAGTTCCGTGGAAGTTAGAGTAGTTAAGAATTTAGGACTAAAAAATTTTATAAATTTGTCCTGAATAATATAGTTTACAAAAAAAAACATATCATTATGGCAAAAGCATCTTGGTTAACAGTTTCCCCAATGTCAGGTACGGGGAATGCAACAGTTTCGAACACGGGTACAGTGCACACTGGTAGAACCCAAAGAACAACTACAGTGACAGGGGTTGCAGTAGGGGTTACCCCAAATAAGACTTATCAAGTTGTTCAGGAAGCAAAGCCGGAATTCGTATCTTTCGATGAAGGTGCAGAAATTACCGTTGCTAAAACAAGTGGAACGCTTACTATTACGGGTCTTTCCAATTCTGAAAAGTTGAAATTTGAATTGTTAGATTTAACTGACGATACATCAACTACTGGTATAGTTGAGGGAGGGTTGAAATTGACGTTGCCCGAAAAGTACACCGCCGGAGGAGTCCAGACATCTAATGATGTGGCTATTACTGGTGACCCCGGAGCAGCTGCTCAGTTTGCTTTCAGCATTACTTTTACAGGAATTGCTGCTAATGCGACAATTAATGAACTAACGGCTGCATTGAAAGTAACGGCCGCAGGTGGACAAATGGCTCAGATTACTATTAAGCAATCCGCTGGTGATCCTTCGTTTGAGTTTGGCAAAGCTTCTATCATGTTAACGGCTGAAGGAACTGCTGTTAACAATACTATTATTTCTAATGCTTCTTGGACTTTATCTTAAAGATGGCTAAAAAGAAAAGTAAAACGAAAAGTAAGATAACCACCCTCGTACCTTTGGGGGTGGCTCTTGCTTCATCAAGAGTAAATAATGGCCTTGACAGGGAAATGACCGTGACAGGGCGCACAACAGAAGGGACTCCTATTCAGATAGCTTCTTTTCGCATTATTCAGCCCGGACTCAGATGGGAGTTTGAAGTTGAGTTTGATACTAAAACAGATGATCAAGAGGATGAACCTGGCTATTCGTTTTTCGAGACAAACGATGGTGAAATTTTTGCTGTTTTAAAAGAATGATTATTCACTAAATTTTTAAAAACATGGCATACAAATCAAGATTTACAGGAGCTAAGATTGATGAGCTTCTTGAAATAGTTCAAAATCAGCAAACGAATCCTGGATTAGTTATTGAAAATGTAACGGGCGAGCAGTTGCTTGCGAAAATGACAGGACAGCAGATTATTGATAAAATCAATTCTGTAGGAGGCAATATTGTATTTACCAAATTCGTAGACTGCCAAGGCGGTGGTGGAAAGGAAGGAGTATAACGTATGAATTATTTTTTTGTAACTTCCAAAGAGGCAGCCGATTTGGTTGGAATTACCCCAACCGATATTGGAGTTCCTGCTAATCAATGGCCACGCAAAAAAGAATTAATTGCTACGGGAAAATTTGATGCAGCTTCCTTATCCGGATATCAGGATAAGGAATTTGTTCTTTTGAAAGATTTGGCAAAAGGGGCTGTTGCTATTTCTGTGGCTTTAAATTCTGATGTTACGAGCCGAGGTACAGTACAAATCAATAACGGAACTGCTGGGGCAACGGCTACGGCAGAACTGAATATTGGTGATTCGGTTACAGTGAAATGTAATATGAGCCTAGCTGGCGATGTATTTGATGGATGGTATAAAGGGTCAATAAAAGTGAGTGGTGACGTGAACTACACCTTTACTGTAACAGGTGAAGAGAGTCTTGTTGCTAAAATCTTGTTTATTGACGTTGTTCCTACATCTTTGAGTTATGACGCTGGGGGCGGTTCTAAAACTGTAACAGTGACTTCTAATGTTTCGAATTGGACAGTAAGTTAATTTATTAATACTTAAAATTACATGGCGAAAGATTCATGGTTAACCGTTAACCCAATGTCGGGAAAAGGTAACGCGACGTTGAGTAATTCTGGTACATTACATACCGGAAGACTCATACGTTCGACGACTGTTACCGCTTCTGTCATTGGGCTTAACGCTGGAAAATCATACGCAGTAAATCAGGAGCCGTCTTTAGAGTCTATTGTGTTTGACAAAACATCTTTTAATGTAAGTGAGGACGCTTCGACGGTTACTATCACTGGTAAGAGCAATTCGCCAAAGATAACATTTAGTCTGGATACTGGAAATAATATTCCAATTACGTTGCCAACAACATATACGGCAAATGAAGTAGAAACTTCAAACGGATCAGCGATAGCCGGAGACCCTGGCGCAAAAGCTGAATTTTCGTTTAGCATTGCTATTTCAATTCCTAAAAATACAGTTGGTCAACGAGTTGGAAAAATTTTAGCGGTGGGTTCTGACGTTGAGATTAAAGCACAGGCAACTATTACTCAGGCAACTTCTTCCTATACTGTTTCGTATGTAAAGGGAGATTATATCGATACCATCAACAAAACATCTGAGAAAGTGAACTATGGTGGAACGGCAACTGCAACTGCAACGTTGCCTGCCAACACTGTTCAGTACGCCTACACATTCGATGGATGGTATGATGGCTCAACGAAAGTTGGGTCGGATTTGGCGTTGAGTGTTGCTGGAATTATTTCGAACAGAACCTTTACTGCGATTGGTAATCGGACACTGAATCGTTATACTTTGGTGATAACTGTTATCCCGACGGGTGCAGGAACAACGGTTGGACAAGGAACATACAATTATGGTTCTTCTGTTCAGGCTACGGCAACTCCGGCAACGGGGTACAATTTTACAAAGTGGGTGCTTGATACAGGAGATGTAAGCAAAGCTAATCCTCTAACAGGAATTGATATCGATGGAAATAGAACTGTTCAGGCAGTCTTTACTCCTAAAACATATTCGATTTCTGCGAATGCTGCATACCGCGTAAATGAGTCGGGAGATTTTACGACAGGTACAACTGGAGGAACAGTTTCCGGAGGAGGAACTTATACTCATGGGGATTCAGTTTCGTTAAAAGCAACCCCTGCTACGGGTTATTCATTTGCTGGATGGTACGAAGGAGCTAATCAGGTTTCAACGGCTGAAGCTTATACCTTTACCGCAACGAGTGCTCGTACTTTAGTTGGTCGATTCCAGCGTAACTGGTATACGATTACATTCAGTGCTGGAACCGGAGGAACGGTTAGCCCGACATCGGCAAGGGTTCAATACGGTGGATCGGCTGAATCGACTGCAACGGCGAATACGGGTTATACATTTACTCAGTGGAGTAATGGAACGAAGACGGCGAAATTGACCGTGACCAATGTTACTGCAAATGCTACGTATGCAGCTTCATTTGGAATTAATGCCTATGTGATAACATATCAAGCTGGAACTGGAGTGGCATCTGTTACCCCTACGAGTGAAACCGTAAATCATGGTTCTAATGCTGCTGGATCGACTGCCACAGTTGCTACGGGTTATAATTTTGACGGTTGGTACAATGGTTCAACTCGTGTTAGTACAGCGTTGAAATATGGTCCGACAAGTGTAGTCAAAAATATGACTTTGGTTGCCAAGGGGACAATTAAAACTTTTGCAGTTACAGGAACGTCTCAATACCGAAATACCGACTCTACGGGCGACTGGTCGACAGGAACTTCTGGTGGTTCGGTAAGTGGTTCGGGTACGTACGATTATGGCTCTAAAGTGACTTTAACGGCGTCTGCGGCGACAGGCTATACTTTTATGGGCTGGTTTAATACTTCAGGTACTTCAGTGGGAACTTCTACAACTTACACGATTAACAGTGTGACGGCTGCTGTTACGGTTTATGCTAGATTCCAAAAGAATTGGTATACGGTAACTTACACAAGAGGAACTGGAGTCAATTCTTTGTCTAAGACTTCTGAGCGAGTTGCTTATAATGGAACAGTAACATCTGAAACGGCTGTTGCGTCTACGGGGTATAATTCTCCGACATGGACGAAGTCTTCAGGAACTGGTTTGTTGAGTGTGAGTGCTGGAAAAGCAACGCTTTCGGCTATTCAGTCGAATTGTACGTTGGTTGCTTCTGCAACGATTAACTCATACACTATTTCCTACACGAAGAATGCAAATATTGCTTCTATCAGTAAGACGAGTGAAACGGTTAATTATGGTGGAACTGCAACCTGTACAGCGACTCTTCCGGCAAATACTGCACAATACACTTATTCATTCGGTGGTTGGTATGAAGGAAGTACACGGGTAGGAACGGCTCTGGCGTTGAGTGTTGCGAATATCACGGCAGCGAGAACCTTTGAGGCTCGTGGCGTTGCGACAGTGAATAAGTACACGTTGACAGTCGTGAACGGTTCTGGCTCTGGAACTTACAATTACGGTACGAAAGTAACTATCACTGCTTCGACTATCGAAGGAAAGACATTCTCGAAATGGTCTGACGGTGTAACTACTGCCTCTCGTGAAGTGACTGTAACAGCGAATGCGACCTATACGGCTGAATATACGACGAACACTTATACCGTGACTTATGTCAAGGGAACAGGTATCGCGACAATCAGCAAAACTTCTGAAACAGTAAGTTGGGGAGCAAATGCAACAGGATGTACTGCGACAGTAACGACGGGATATACATTTGACGGTTGGTACAATGGCGGTACAAGAGTTTCAACTTCTTTGACTTATGCTCCGACAAATGTTAAATCAAATCTGACATTAACTGCAAAAGCTACGATTAATAAATACACTGTAACTGCTTCACCATATTTCAGAAATACTGATGGAACGGGTAATTATACTTCAGGAACAACTGGAGGAACTGTTTCTGGTGGTGGTTCTGTAAATTATGGAGGAAGTACGACTGTAACAGCTACTCCAGCGGCAGGTTATAAATTTGACGGTTGGTATTCGGCTGGCGCAACAGGCGGTTCTTTGTTAAGTAGTTCTGTTTCTTATGCGATTTCAAATGTTACAGCATCTAAGACCGTTTATGCTCGATTTACTAAGAAATATTATACTATCACTTATGCTAAGAGTGATTATGTAGCGAGTCTAAGTAAGACTTCTGAACGTGTGGCTCATGGAGCAAATGCAACAGGCTGTACGATGACAGTTATGTCTACGACTGCTCAATATTCTTATGCGGTTGATGGTTGGTATTCTGGTGCGACTAAGAAGACATCTAATGCGACGTATGCGCCGACTGCAGTTACTGCGGATGCTACTTATACAGCAAAGGGAACAAGAACTCTAAGAAGCTATACAGTCACCTATAATAAGGGAAGCTATATTTCTTCTGTGAGTCGTACGAGTGAATCTGTAAGTTATGGTTCTAATGCTGCTGGATCGACTGCGACGGTAATGGCCAATACGGCTCAATACAGTTATGCTTTTGATGGCTGGTATAACGGTTCTACTAGAGTCTCAACGGCATTGACTTATGCGCCTACTAATATAACAGGAGCGTTGACGTTAGAAGCAAGAGCAACTCGTATGACACGTAGGTACACCGCAACTATTGGAGTCGATTCTTCTTGCACTGGAAGGTGTCAAGTTGGTTCGGGTTCGACAGTTTGGACATCATCATTCAGTGAAACTGTCAACTATGGAGATAAAATCAATTTACAATGCAAATTGCTGAACAGTGGAGATGTATTTGCAGGTTGGTACGAAAATGAAACTCTGTTGAGCACCAACTTAACTTATCCGATTACCGTAACAAGTAACAGGAATATAGTTGCTAAAGTATGGTTTATTGATGTAAGTCCGACAAGTTTGTCGTACGAAGCTTCTGGCGGTTCTAAGACCGTAACAGTAAAGTCTAACATACCAAGTTGGTCAGTAAGTTAAAACAACGAGCGAGTCGGGGAAACCCGGCTCCTCATTAAAATAGGGAATATGACAACAAAACCAGCATGGGTCCCCACTAACCCTAACAGTGGAAGTGGTAACGGGAAAGTAACTGGGTACTAGGATGTTATTAAATGGGGACAGTTATTAGTTGGATTTTATCAGAATTGATTGTAACGAAAGATGAAAGAACCCACGTTATTTTAACCGTGGGTTTTTTATTAATTTTAATCCCAGAAATAAGTTAGTAATGAATTATTAAAACGATAAATATGGCGACGAGTGTCTATTTTAATGGAAAATTAAGGACTCTTCCTGGTATTTATTCGACTATTACTTCCGGAGATAGCAATTCCACCCGTAACCTTGATTACGGAACTGTCTTGCTGATTGATACTGGCGTTTATGGTGCTGGATTTGGAGGTGGTTCTGGAATAAATGGAGCGGGAAAACAGGGCAAGGATGCCGTGTATGAGTTTGAGGATTTATCTTCTTTTAGAGAGTTTGTAAAAGGGGGTATGTTTTGGAAATGTGCCGAAGCACTATTCACTCCTGACTCTTATAACCCCGACGCAGTAGGTATTAGCAAATTGTTATATGTTAGAGCCTGTACTACTACTCCGGCGACGTTGACTTTTACCCCAACTGGTGGTGGTTCTAAGGGAGGTTCTTTAGTAGTTAAGACTATTGATGAAGGGCTGAACGCTAATGGCGTATTGGAGGGCAATTTCCTGAAAACAGGATATGCATATACAGTTGAAGCCGGGACGGATACTCCTAATTCATTTGTAATGAAATTTTGGAGAGGTACATATACCGGGCTATACACTGACCCAATTACGGGTGTTCAGCTTTCCTACGATGAGTTAACGGTTGAACAATCTGATCCGTATCTGATTTGCGAATCTCCTGAATGTACAACTATGGCTCAATTGATTCAGTGGTGTCAGACAGATGAGAATTTTGGATTACGTTTCATTCTTGATGATACCAGTGAAATTAAAGGGGATGGAACCGTTGATGCTTCTGATATTGCCGACAATGCTGGATATCAGGTTGCAACAGGAGCTACTGAACAATACAAACCGACAGACATTGATGCCGTTTTGAGTCAGATTACTGATGTTGAATACAACATTGTATTCACTGATCAAATTGGAACTAACGGGGCGAGTGCTATTAATCTGAAGGTGATTTCTCACCGTAACAACCAAGCGAAGTTCGATAAATTTGTATTTATTGGGGCTTACGACTCAAAAGCAAAGTATGCCGATTCTTTAGCTATGGCTCAGAGTTTTAACAGTGCTTGGGTGTGTGCCGTACACGGTGGTATTGGGACTGCAAGCGACATGGTGGCGACAAAGGTACGTTGGTGGGGAGTGTTTTATAACCTTTGCCAAGTTATCGGTCGTGTGGGTGGCAAACCACCTTATATTCCGGTAACAAACAAAACTATCGGTGGGGACAAATTACAACATATTCCTGATGAGAAGGAATTGGAGAAAGCTGTCAAAGCCGGGTTGATTGTTGTGTACCCGAACCCCTATCTGAGACGGTTTGTTATTCTTCAGGGAGTGACAACGTTACAGGATAATAAATTACTTTTCAATAAGAAGGGTGATTCGTTTAGCTTGCAATTTATGCGTATCTTGGCTCAGTTGAACAAAGAATGCGTCGTAAATGCTGAGATTGATTTGCTCGGAGATGAAAACGGTGTTAACATTAACACTTTGTCTAAAGGTGCTTTGGAAACTTGGACGATCAATTTCTTGCAGCAGAGGGTTGCAACTGAAAATCAGGATAACCTGATTATGAAGTTTCAGAATGTAAATGCCGCACGGGTTGACGATTATTACAAAGTGACCTATGAGGTGTTGGTGAACAATGAGGTGACGAAAGTATTCTTCACTGGATTCTTATTACGTAAATAAAGAAAGCTATGGCAAGAGGAAAAGTTTTTACTGCCCCGCAAGCGTTCATCAAAATAGATAATGAAGTTGCAGGTTACTGTCGTAACCTCAACTTTTCGGAGAACGTGAACCGGGCTAACGTGCAAGGGCTGGGAAGTCTGACATATCAGGAAGCTCCGGCAGTAGCGTATACATGTCAATGGAGCGTTTCTCAATACTTCATTAGTTTTGATACTCCGGTGATGAAGAAGATGCTGAAAAAGTTCGGAAGCATTGCCGAAATCAAAAATAGTTTAGTATTGGGGGATATTGCCTTTGATATTACGATGTATGCTAAAACGGTTGTGAGCGAAGATGCTCAGAGTCGTTTGGTAACTGAAGTTGATAATACCGGAAAGACAATCGCCCGGTTGCAGGGTTGTTTGTTGAACAGTCAATCCTTCCAGTTACAGGAAGGTGGTATTGCTGGTGTTGACATCAACGGTATCTATCTGGAACCAATCAGTATGGCAGGATAATCCTGCCATACCTTTAAAAGACCAATTGAGATATGATTAATGATGAAGTAAAAATTTCAATTAAGGGGCGTGAGTACCCGGTGAACTTTCCTACTGTTGGACAGTTCTATCAGATTGAAGCTACAAAGCAAAATTTAGCTAGAGGCTTTTATAATACGATGGTAATGAGTCCTTCGACGGCTGCACAGCATGCGCTTGATATGATTGATATTGAAGCAACTTTAGTTGTGTTATGCCCGGATTTGATTAAGGATTTGAAGGTTAAAAATTTTGGGGAATTGGATATTCGGGACTATAGACTGATTCGAGATGAATATTATAAAATAGTTGCTCCGTTCTTTAAAGAAATTAATAACCTGTTGAAAGGGGATGAAGATGAGGTAAAGGAGGACTAATATGAAACGTTCCGAGTTGGTACAAAATGTGATCAACTGGGATAACAGATTCCCGTTGGATAGGTGGTGGAGAATGAAACATAACATTCCATTTATGTCACCTGCACCTGTCTCTTATACACATCTCCGAGCCCACGAGACCGTACTAGATCTC